CACATCTCTTTTATTCATAACATCATCATTTAAATATCTATACCAAGTTTTAGTGTTTTTAAAAAAGTTATCAAATACTAAAATAAACCCACTTAACTCTTTCCAATTTAAATCATATGACTCGTTTTTTGTATTATAATTTAAACGACTTTTAAATTTACGGATCCAACGTTTCTCATAATGTTGTCTTATTCTTGAATCTTTTGATTTACAATTTATGATTCTAAAATAATCAAACACAGGACCAATACCTTTAGCTCTTTTATTATTTTGATAAGCCCTAGAGTAATGATCTAGTATTCTAGACATTGGAAATTTACTTTCACCGATGTAAGATAATTTTTTATCTTTATCGAATAAAAAATAAACACCAGGCTCATTAGCCTTAATAAAGTTAATGCCTTGTGAATGTTTAAGATTATGTATTTTACGTATTAGCATTCTTATGCAACAGTTCCTTTTTAAATGTCTCAATAGGTTTCTTTGCTTTCTTTGCTTGAAACACTACATAGTCATTTACTAATTTAGAAATCATCCTTGCTGGGTTTCTTTCTTTCATAGTGCAGAGGGCCGTTAGCATTGTGTGAGTTTCTTTTTTAACTGCAACACTTTTCCATTTATTTATATCCATAGTTTCTCCTAATTTATTGTTATTTTTTTATCAGTTTGTACAGGTATTAATTTTCCATCTTCTTTAGCAAATAAAGAATTAGGATAGTCTTCGTTTAATATTTTCTTCATCATGGCTCTTACAAATTCTAACTCAGCATCCATGTCACTATGTTTTAAAGTATATTTTTTTAATCTGTCTTTAATGACATACCACATAAGACCAAACAACATTGTCTCTGTCATTCCTGGAGGAGCTCCCTCTTGGTAAGCATCATTTAGTTTATCTGATCGGTTCATAAACTTAGTTAAAGCTTTTTGCCAATCGGATTGTAGTTTTTCAAACTCCTTGTCTAATTTTTGTTCACTCATTAAAATGATACTCCAAACATAAATGCAATTAAAGCTACAATAGAGCCTAATACAAAATTAGGAAAAGCTAAAATAAAAACAAAAATTAAACCTAAATATATACCTGTCATTTTTTATCTCCTTTTATTATATGTTTTATTATAGTTGTGTAAGGATTTGGTTGTAAATCTTTAGTACACGCACTCAATAATAATATTAAAACTATTAATTTAATCAATTAATTAGTCCCTTTCATTTTTGCAAAGTATTCGTCTAAATGAATCTTCTCTGCTTTTTCCCGTGATCCAACTTCAGATAAAATTAAATGATCTGCCATTTGAAAGTTAATAGGGTAGGTGGCCATGTTATGTCCTCCAATTTTCATTCCCATTAACCTATCTCTAGCGTTAATCCATTCATCATCATTGTATTGTAAGGGCTCACCACCAATTGTTTTGGAATGTACTTTTGACAATACATCATCTATTTTTGTTACAAAACTTTTAAAGCATAAACTTTTACTTTTAAACATTGTCCTCCTATGTTATAATTGCGTATCTCTTGTATATAAGAGGTATTTAATATAAGGTCAACCCCTAATGATAAAAACTTTTATTATATTTGGAATGATGTGTTTCATTGATCCTAAAATAGAAGATAAATTTGAACAATGTTTTAATATCTTAGAACAACCTTTTATTTATTACAAAGGTGAAGAAAACTGTTTAATTGCAGTCAAAAGAAAAAGTAAAGTTCTACGTGAAATATACACAAAAAAAGGTTTGACAATTACACAAGGACGCTTAAAGTGTCTGGAAGTCAACCCTAACGTAAATACTTGATTTATCAACAAAAAAAGGCTATTATTATCTTATGAAATTATATCGTGTCCAAGCTCGTCACTTAGGAGCCTATATAGATCATCAAGTCAGTTGTGACACTGAAGAGCAAGTGATACCTAATTTCATAAATGAATTAAACACGGGTAAAGTTAAAATTGAAGAAGAAACTTTAACTCAACCAAAACTGTGTTTAGTAACTTATGAGGAGTTAAATGATGGAATCAAAACAAGCACTACTAGCTAGAAAAATTAGCTTAGAATCTTCTTGGAACCAAGCTTATTTAGAAGAAGGTAAAGTAACTAACGCTATGCAAGAAACATCTCAAGAAATTAAAACAATTGTTAAAGAATTAATTGCTAGAGATATGCAAGCTGTTACTTCGAATAATAAAGATTTCGAAACGCATTTATTTGCTGGTTAAACATAATCGATATAAGGGTGAGTCTCTGAGACTTTAAACCAATGTATCTTCCCGTTCTTCCATTGCTTTGCAGTTTTATAACAAACTCTGCAGAGAAAGATATTCTTGTCTCCTGTTTTCTTAAAAACAGTATCAGCTTTACAGTGAGGGCATTGACCTACCATTAAAGTAGGATCTTTTGGATCTATCGGTTTCTCTCCCATTACGTTGCCTCTCCCCAGTTGTCCCCCAATGCTATATCAACTTTAGAAGGAACTTTCATTGGCACATCATCTAAACAATGTTCCATTTTATTTTTAATAGTTTTAACATCTGCATCTCCACCTATATTAAAACATAATTCATCATGTATTTGTAGCAGTGGCCGGTGGCCTTCCTCGTAACATTCAATGATTGCTTGTTTAGTCTGATCTGCTGCGCTACCTTGAATCAGTTTATTTAAAGCCTTGTATGTTCCTGCACGTTTTAATTGATGCATTTCGTATTTAGAGAAAGCTTCCTGCTCTGTCATTGCTTGGAATACACCCCAAGCTTTAGGCTCCCACATATTAAATCTACAATGTCTGCCTCTTATAGTTACAACACCCCCCTTTTTATCTGCAACTGACATACATTTATTTGCTAACTGTTTTACAAAAGGTACCTTCGCATTATATTCTTTTAACAATTGTTTAGCACTCTCCGTATCAATTCCAAGTTCACGAGATAGTTTCGCTGCACCCATACCATAAAATAATCCAAGGTTAATTGTCTTAGCTTGTGATCTTGGTATGTCGGCCATGTCTGCTACTACTTGGTGGAAGTCTGCATCTTCATTTTGATATGCTTTAATTAGTTCATAGCTTCCTTCAAATCCAGAATCTACACTTGATGCATAGTGGACTACTAATCTTGGTTCTTGTTGTGAATAATCAAATGATCCCCATTGCTTTTCTTTGTCGGGTAAGAATAATGATCTAATTTGTTTTCCAAACTCTTTGTTTCTTGCAGGTACCTGCTGAAGATTAGGGTTAGACATTGAAAGTCTTCCCGTTACTGTTCCACCATTATCAGATCTTAGTTGATTAATTTCTGCATGTATTCTTCCCTTGTGTTCGAATTTAAATATAGAGTCTATAAAAGTTGAATGAAACTTATTCATCTCTCTTGCTTCTCTAACAAGTTTAGCTAATGGGTGAGTACAGTTGTGTAACCAGTTAGTAGTAAAGCTTGGTGCCTTAGTTTTTTCTGTTCTATCATAAGGTACTTTCATTGAATCGAAGGCTTTAGCCACAGATGTTGCAGCCCATAATTCTACGTCAATTCCCGTTAAACCCTTGATTTCATGCAGTTTTTTCTTCTCTTCTAAAACAAAAGTTTTCTTCATTACTTCAGCTTTATTCATATCCATTCTTATTCCGTGCTCACGCATTTCTATTAAAATAGGTAATAACTTTGTTTCCATTTCAAAAATAGAGGATAGATTTTTTAATTTAATTTCTGTTTCAAATTTTCTCCACAGTTTTAAAGTTAGTTCAGCATCTTGTTCTGCATATTCTCCTACAAATGATGGAGGTAGTTTCCATAAATCTGCTTTAGCATCTAGTCCCCACTCTTCTGCTTTCTCTCTTAATTTTACTTCTGATTTTATTTCACCAAGATATTCTGCAGACAATGCGTTCAAAGAATAACCTCTTCTGTTCTCATCAATGATTGCTCCTGCAAGCATAGTATCTATAATTTTTCCATTTGTTTTTATCCCTGAAGCTCTACACCAACCAATATCGTATGAAGCATTGTGACAAATTTTATCCGCATCTGATGCCATTACTTTTTGAAACCATTTCATAGTCATGTTCGGATCTAAATTATCTCCTCTTTCATGAGCTATAGGAAAGTATCCTTTGAATCCATCTGTTGCTACTGCTATACCAACGATCTCTCCATCTTTAGTCGGCCATCCTGGTCCTGTCTTTTTAATATTAGGATCTCTAGTCTCTAAATCTATTGCTATCGTAGAACGATCGCTTAGATCTGGGTAGCTAGTGGGCGGTGTCCAGTCACTATCAGTCGTTGTAAATGTAAGTTCAGTAGTCATTACTTCTCTCCTCTTTTAGTTCGTTTACCATATAATTTTTGCCATGACCAACTCGTTAAGTAAGTTGAGTAATGATATATCCGTTCAAGTATGTATCTTCTCATTTTTTCTTTCTCTGTTTATTTTTTCTACCCATATACCAATCTCCAGGTTCGTAATCCCATTTTTTACCATGGTGGCCCCTAATATCAGCATAAAGCATTCTAAGTTTAACGATTATTTTTCTTACTCTTCGGATCATCTTTTAATTTTAATTTTTCTAGTTCACAGTAATGTATAATTTTATCAAGGTCTTGTTCTGCTGTTCCTTTAAATAAATATCTGCAAACATATTTTACCACACATCCCTGAAAAAATGATAGATTGTTTTTTGAAATAAATTCATAAGGTTGTATTTTAAAATTATCTTTATAATGAGATCCACCTACCTGCCTACCTTGTGGAAACGTTTCGTCAAACATATCTTTATTACTCATTTATACTCCTTTTATAGTTAGAAAATATTTTACCCATAGGAAAATAAAATTCATGATTTGTTGCTAGTAAATGAAGTGTCTTTTTAGCACGAGTCACTCCTGTATACCAGACTCGGGCTTCAGCCATTTTATCATTACCATTCTTACTATTAAAATGAGATGGCCAATTAGACTTCTCATATATAATAACATTGTCTGCTTCTCCTCCTTTAACGGAGTGAATAGTGTCAATAATAATGTTAGCTTTGTCATCAAGTTCTACATTGTTTTTTAACATAGTTTCAAAATAATCCAAGTCCTTTATAGTAAATTTACGGTTTAGTACTTCCCACCAATTGTTGTTAGGTGTATGTAGTCCTGCTTGAGTTTTTAAAAATTGTAGATCTAAAGGTTCATTAGGATGAATAGCTGACCAAGATTTAGCATCTATCTTTCTCCACCCTCTTTTTATTTCTTGGATAAAGTCATACATAATTCCCACTTCTTCTTTGTTAAGAGTTCCTCCTTTTTTTAACTTCTCCCAATAAGAAATAGCTAACCATTTGTTCATATTAAACGATTTATTACCTCTCATGTCTTGGAAATATAAGCCTTTTGCTCTAGCAAAATCTCTTAATTCGTTTACATTATTTCTTACTCTTCCTAAAATTAGCCAGGAGCCCTCTATTTTACCTATTGGAATCTCATTAAACTTAGAGTATCTCTCTATGTAACCTCTTACATTGTTGCTAGTAAATTCTTTTTCTTGTCTTACAGTTATAAATTTTAATATTTCTTTTGATAAACTATGAACATCTTTGTTTAATCTATATGATTTTTTCAAGGTAAATACTTTTCCAGGGAAAGTTAGGAAAGAATGTACATCTGCACCATTCCATTCATATATGGCTTGATCATCATCTCCAGCTAAATAAATTCTTTTTGCTTTTTCTGCTATCTTGTAGACAAATTTCCATTGAAGTGGAGTTAGATCTTGAGCCTCATCTACTATAAATACTTTGTAATGTTGTGGATTAACTTCTTCAATATATTTTTCAACCATATCTGTAAAGTCTATTTTATGATTCTTTTTAAATTTTTCATAATTTCTTATGATGTCTCTATATTGAATTAACCTTCCTCTTTTAATTGTCTCTCTTCTAAAAGCTTCATCTGGTTCAATTAATAAATTTCTAGATTTGTCATATACTCTAAGAAACCAGTTATTAAATACCCTGTTGTTCATGTCTTCATCACTCATGTTAGCTGAAACAGTTCCCCAATCCGTATGAAACTCCAACATATCTATTCTAGGATCTACCACTTGAACGTTATCTAAATGTTTTTTACAAAAAGAATGAATAGTTCTAAAATTATCAAAATCTTCCTCCTTATAATTTGTAAATTTTTTAACTACTCTTGATACAGCTTCGTTAACAGCTTTGTTTGTGAAAGATACATAGACAATCTCATGAGGTTGTACACCTAACCTTAACCATTTTTCTATTATTTTAATAAGCCTCGTGGTTTTACCTGTACCAGGAGGCCCAAATATTTTAGCAGTTTTATTGATTATCTGGATCAAAGCTAGGCATCTTCTTGTTAAAGTTAACGTTACGGTCTTTTACAGATTCAAACTTAGGTTTAGATATTTTCCAAAGTCTAGCTGTGTATTCCTTATGCTTCCTTATATACTCTGCTCCATTGTCTATTAATATTTCTTTTACTTCTGGAGCCTTTAAGTTCTGACCTTCTTTCTTTAAAAACTTTTTAAAGACCTCTAATCTAAAAAACATATAACCATCTTCTTCATAAACATAATCACTTTGTGTTTGAGATATATCATCTGCAACTTGGTTATCATCAATAAAGTTTTTGAATATGTATTCAAATTCATCTTTATCATCATCTGTAAAGTCATAACCTTCCACATCAGTTTGTATTGTTTTAAGATAATTTAACCATAAATGAAATGATTCCTTCTCCATAGTTTTCCAAACAATATCTGTATCAAACAACTGTGTTTTAAGTAATTGTTGCTGACAAAGTTCTTGTCCAGTTAATCTTATAGGCTTCTTATCAATAGTTAAAATATATTTAGGTGGCTTAGTATTAATCTTTTGAAAAGAATCTACAGAAAAACTATAGTTACTTTTACCTATACCTAACTTTCTTTTAATACATAGATCTTGGTTACAAAACCTTTTAGCAGGCGGAGTGTTACATTTATAATTATATTCTTTTTCTTTAGTTAAAGAATTAATAATTGTAGCCTTAACTTCTTTTGCAGGTAATGCATTTTCTCCCCAAGCTTTATTTACTTCTTGAAGATCATGTTCCCATGCTCCTTCTTTACCTAACTTCTTAATCATACATACACCCACATTAAACAAAGCTTCGTTTCTACCACCTTGCTCCATTTGCGTTGTCATAAATGATTGTACACATGGAGGATATTCCTTAAACATATCGTCTCCGTTTTCCTGTACTTCAATTTTTATTGCATAGAAATCTTTCGGTTTTAATCTAAACTTAGCAACAGCTTCTGGTAATTTCTCAAAAGGTATCGAGTGGCCGTTGTCATCTAATGCATATCGCATAGTCATTTCTGCATTAAAGTAAGGTAGATTTAACCAATTACCTATAGTTCCTAGTTCTACATTAATTGTTCTTTGTTTAGGAAATATTTCACAGTCTCCAAAACCTAATACTCCGGCTATCTCAGTTAATTTATTAATCATCTCAGATGCAGTTATCACACCATCAATATGTAAAAATAAATGTAATCCACCAGACTTAGATCTATAAGGAAAGAGTGGAAGTTTTAGTTCTCTAATTTTTTTAATAGTAGATTTAATATCCATAGAATATTTATCTACATCAATACAGCCCCACTTACAGTTATTGTCCTTCATAATTGGAACAATACCTATAGAGACTTCACCTTTTAGATGTTTTTCAAATAGTTCGTTTGTTACAGACCCTTTCTTAGTAAGCGCTTTACCTTCTGCTTTACCATCAGACCTATGAGCCCCATTGAGCTCATAGGTACCGTAAGCGGAGTCTAATCCGCCGAATAGGTCGCTAAAAAATTCTAGCGATTCCATATTTAAAACGGTGCTGATGTTACTTGTGGCTCGCCTTCTTGAGAAAGATTCACCTTAGTATTTCCTTGCTTACAAGTTTCATAGAACGACATAGCCGTATCCATTAAGTCTTGATTAGGAATGTCTTTATGGTGTTCAACTTCCCATCCAAACCAAGAACCTAAACTATTCTTTTCAAGCATAGTCTTCATCAAATAAATTTGAGACCATGTTGGTGGTTGGAACATTCCGTTTTTACCTTTTCTTCTCTGAGAAAGCATCATTGAATTCCACTTCTTAGACTTCTTAGCTTGAGTGGCCTTCATGACTATAACTGCTGTCTCTGACGGTTGATCGTTTTCATCCACGACTACTACATAGTGATAATGAGTAGGTTCAATATAATTACCACTTGGTAATCTATCTTTTCTATCATCACCTCTAATTGTTTTAGTCATAATGTCTGAATCCGCAGCATATGAATTAACAGGTGCAACAGAATTCTGTGTACCTCTGTCAGCCCACTCTACGTATTCAAATTTATAAAAACAAGGAACGACTTTAAAACCGTCCTTACCATTATAAAGTTTATTCAGAACAGTATTAATTACCTGTCCTGGTCTTGCCTTCTCAATAAACTTAGAATCACCTTGAGTTACGTGAGGTGAATTGTTAGTGAGGATCTTTAAGAACGGAAGTGATACATCATTTGATGTAATGTTTTCCGCTCCTGCACCAGCTAACCGTTCCAATGATGAAACATCTAGTGATGGGGCAGATGCAGTTTCTTTTTTAACTACTTCTGATTTTGGCGTTTCTAATTGTGCCATGTGTTACTCCTATAGTTGTTACTTGTTAGTTTTTATCTTAGTTCTATTAGCAACGTATAACCCAAATAAGTCTGAGGGTATAGTTTTATTTTTCTCGGATTGCTCTTTAACAAATCCTCGAAGCGTTTGCCAATGGATGTCTTCTTTTTGGTCTACGACAAGACCTTTAGCTTCTAGCTCAGCTTTTACTCTAGCTGCGTCAGAATCTTCTCCTTTACTAAACGATAAGGTTAAGTTGTTTTTAACCAAATCCCCAAAGTTATTATCACGTAGCCATTTAAAAGCATCCGCTTTTTTATCTTCTGGGATCTTCGCATAGTAATAAGGTGCAACCTCAACAGAAGAACCATCTTCTAGTTTGAGCATTGATATACCTGCCTCAGACATTACAGCAGGGATAACTTCTTCAGATAAACGTAGTTGCTCTGCTTTAGCATTTTTAAGTGCTATCTCAGCTTGTTCTACAGTTTTATTTTGAGAAAGTAATTCATTGCATAAATTTGCAATATCTTTGGTTTTATCGGTGTCTATACTTATATTTGTTAGTTGTTCTAGGTTCATAAAAATGACCTCCTTTATTACCTTGACTATATAGTCATTAAAACCTATAAGTCAACCACTATGTTGAACTTGTTTAACTTTAAAACCGCTCCTTACGAGCATCAAAAAATTGCCCTAGAAAAATCCTGGAATAAATTAAATTACGCTTTCTTCATGGAAATGGGAACAGGTAAAACAAAAGTTACAATAGATAATATCGGTTTACTACGACTTCATGAAGGTATTACAGGTGTTTTAATTATTGCACCTAAATCCGTATACACGGTATGGGCCTATGATGAGATCGAAAAACACATGAGTCCAGATATTGACTACACTACTTACATTTGGAATATAGATAAACCTAAAAAATTAGATAAAGCTTATAAAGTAAATAAAGATTTAACTATTTTTTGCATGAACGTTGAAGCCTTGTCTACTGCTAGAGGACTTAAAGGTGCTACAGAGTTTTTAAAAAAACACAAAGCCATGACTATTGTAGATGAGTCCACTACAATTAAAAATCATAAAGCCATACGAACTAGAAATATTTTAAAATTAGCTAAATACTCTTTCTACAGAAGAATCTTAACAGGTTCTCCTGTTACTAAATCACCATTAGATTTATATACTCAGTGTGGTTTTTTAAATGAAGATCTATTAGGTTTCTCTTCTTACTATACATTTAGAAATAGATATTGTGTTACACACAGATTAGATTTAGGTGGAGGAAAATACACTGAAATACCTAAGTACTATGTAAAACTAGAGGAACTTGAAGAAAAATTAAAAACGTTTTCTTACCGTGTTACTAAAGATGAATGCTTAGATCTGCCTCCTAAACAATATACCAAAAGATATGTAGATATGAATGAAGAGCAAGAAAGAGTTTATAAATCTTTAAAACAATCTGCTATTGCCATCATTGAAGATGAAACTGTTTCTTATAATAATAAGTTAACTGAAATAATTAAACTACATCAAGTAGGTAATGGTTTTGTAAAAACAAATGATGCGGAATTAAAAGAATTTAAAAATCCTAAACTACATGCTTTGTCGGATATAATTGAAGAAGCAAATGGTAAAATGATTATATGGGCTAACTATATTTATAATATAGAAAACATTATTGAATTTCTTCAAGACAAATACGGTAAAGCTTCTGTAGTTGCAAATTATGGTGCAATTGATTCTGCTAAAAGAACTATTGCTATGAAAAGATTTCAAGAAGATCCTGAATGTTTATTCTTTGTAGGTAATCCTACCACAGGTGGTTTTGGACTTACTTTAACTGCAGCAACTAATGTAGTTTATTTTTCTAATAACTTTAACTATGAAGTTAGAAGACAATCCGAAGATAGAGCCCACAGATCTGGTCAAACTAAAACTGTTTTATATACAGATATTATATGTAAAAATAGCTTAGATGAACGTATTTTAAGTGCTCTTCACCAAAAAGATAAATTAGCTATAGCAACCATGGGAGATGAGTTTAAAAACTGGTTAAAATAGTTTATACTCATTCAATGAGAGACAATAAAATAATAGAAAACTTCATTAAAGAAAAATATAAAAAAATAAAAGAGATGGCTTTGTTTAGAAACTTAAAGAAAGAAGTTGAAACAGGTGCTAATGGAACTCAAGATTACATTATTAAAGAAGGACCTAATAAAGATAAATTAGCTAAGAAGTAACTTTGAGATAAGTCTCAAATCTTTCCCACCATTTATCTTGATAATCTTTTAACTCTTGTCCTTCTAATGAAAATTCTTGATAATTAAAATCTCTTGAACACATACATATTTTAACTTGATCTATTTTCCCATACATACTTTCATGAGCTAAACTATAGGCTCCTAGTTGAGTAAAATAATCTTGAACAGCACTCCACTCTCTTCTTTTAGGTTTGTTAGTCTGTTTCCAATCAAAGATAGTTACTTTATCATCTATAACTCCGATACAATCGGTTGCTCCCGCAAATTTTTCTGGGAAAGCTAAACTAATTTCATTTCCCCAAACTTCAGTTAATCCACTAATATTTTTAAGAATAGTATGAGCCATCTTTCTTGCTCTATTTCCTTTCTCAGAAATATTTAAATAACCTTTTCCCTCTAAATATTTTTCAATAACTAAATGCATTTCAGTTCCCATAGAAGCAGCATCATTTTTAATTTTTTCTGCCCCCTCTTCTCCGACACGTTGCTTCCATCTTTCTAAAGCTTCTATAGATTCTTTGTCTTTTGTGGCTCCAAGTATAGTGGTTACAGAAGGTAGTTTAGTTCCATCCACAGAATACATACGTTTGCCTGTTTTAGGATCTTCTGCTCTGGAGTATCTTTTATAGGGAAATTTTTCTATTAATTCAAGTTCTGTTAAAGTAAAGGAATTGTCTTCTAAGTTTTCTGTAAATATCATTCCATATTAATACTACATATGATTAGAAAGTACAGCTAAAAGTATAGCTCCTAAACCCCCAATAATAAACTTCTCTAATCTATTTATACGGGTTTCTATCTTTTCAATTTTTTCGAATGTTTGTTTTTGCATTAATCTGCAGATCTTTTCATGGTATTCAATTTTATCTAAAGCTGAAGTTCTTTTAGGCACTTAGAACCTCGTCTGCTCTTTTGTAGGCATCTTCTACTAATCCACCTTCATTCATTTGTTGAGGTTGATTTTTATTAGCTAGAGCTTGACCTAATGTATCTTGAGGGAATAATGTTGCAAATTTTTCACCTTGATTTGCTGTTGGTTGAGTGGCCGTTGGCATAGTAGTCGTTGGTGATTGTGCTGCAATCGGCTCTACTGGAGGCGTGTTAACCGGTGCTTCTGCTGCCAGTTGTAAAGGATTAGAGTTCATTAATTTTTGAAATTGATTATGACTAGCACCCATTATAGAAGCGCCAGTTAAATATTCTTCTCCTGCTCTTCTCATTTCAGGACTTAACATTTTACTTACATCATATTCTGGATAAATTCTGTCTCTTGTAAATTTAGACATACTTCCAAAATCATAACTATTTCCTAAAGGAACATTAGGATCTAATGATATTAATTTTTGTCTGACTTCTTCAAAATCTATTTTATTAGGATCCACTCTAAATTCATCCCCCATTGCTTCAAACAAACTATTAACTGTTCTTCCATAAGTTAATAAAGCATCGTTATAAAGTTTAGGAGTTAAAGGTATTCTTCCTTTTCCAGGAAAAATAGAATCTGCGTCTGCATTTAATAAAAATCTATGTGCTTTATTCATCTCCATTACATTTTCAGCTACTTTAGCACTTGCGATAACTTCACCAAATAATCTTGCACCTAACATAAGTTTTAAAGTATTTCCTATACCTAAAACTGCTCCTGTTACTGCTGTAGTAGTCATACCCCCTTGTCCACTACCTGCTCTTAAAGTTAAACTTCTTTGAATAAATTTAGCAGGATCTGTAGATGGAACACTTTCCATAGCTCTTTTAACTTCAACAAGATCTTCAAACATTTTAAGAGCTTTGTCTCCTTTTGGTCCACCGCCAAATATTTCTCTTATTTTATCTTTACCTTGTTTGTTATCAATTCCTAAATTTTTAGTTAGATCATCAATACCTAATTGTCCAAAATCATGGTTACGTATTAAACCTTCATTAAGATTAGCTACTCCGTCTCCTTGAGTAAATATTCTTGCATCCACATCTGTTACGCTACTTATTTCATCAGTTCTAGTTTTAGCTCTAACTCTTCTTTCTGTTTCTAAGTCCAGTGGATTAAAATTCTTTCTAACAAAACCTTTATCAGCTGCTCTAGCAGCAATAGCTTGAGCACTTAATCCTTTTAAATCTCTAATAGGATTAGAAGTAGCTTTGTTAATAGATTCCCATAACCACTGTTTAACATATCTATCCCACACTGCTTGTGATTCTTTACTAACAGGTATTTTAACTGTTCTATCTATCGTACCATCTGCTTTTAATATGTCGTATGAAGAATCAGTAACTCCTAGTATTTGTTTTAATTGTTTAATTGCTAAAGGACTATCTCCAGATAAAGTTCCTTTTATTACTTTGTCAAAAACTTGATCGGGTGCAATAGATTCTATACCTGTCATATCTATACCTTTACTAGCAAATAATTTTCTATCTACTGCCATTAATTTTCTAGCTACAGAAGATTTTTCAAAAGGTCTTAGAACCATAGAATAATAAGCGTTAGCTTCTTGTAATTGTTTCAAAGCTGAATTTGCTACATTAATATTTGTATCCAAGAAAGCTTCTGCTGCTTCTGGGCCTTCTTGAGAAAGTTTCATTCCATACTCATCTTTAAATATTTTATCTTTTAATACATCTCTGTTAGCGGCTTCTCCTAAAGAGTTTACATCATTTTCAAAAGCTTTTTTAAATCTAATTACTTCATTATCTACTACTTTAAAATTACTACCTGAATATGCTTTAGTTAACATTTTAGATAAACCCAACATATCACTTAATCGAATGTATCCTCCTTTATTGTAGTAATCATTTGGATCCGTTAATTTATTTAAATATTTAACGTATTGAACCATTGGATCATCTACATCTGTTAAATCTTTAGCTCCTTTTTCTAAACCCTCCCAAATATCAAATCTTTCTGGATACTCTAATTTTAATCTATCTAATAATGTTTTAGTAACGTTTCTTACATTTGTAGTTGGTATAAAAGTAGGATTACCTAATTGTTCGTAATGATTTCTAAATCTTCCGTATTCATCATCAATAGTTTTCCAAACGTTTTTAAACTCACTTTTTATTTGATTAACACCAGCGTAGTTAAGAATACTATTATTAACCATTGGTGGAAGTTCTAAGTTATCCATAGTGTTTAATAATTGTTCTTGAGTTAAATTAGCATTAAAAGTTCTATTAAAATCTTTTAAAGGTTGTCCTACCAAAGGGTATACCCCAAGAGTAGTAAAGAATTTTTTTGTAAAGCCTTGCCAAGCTCCTTTGAATCCGGGATTGTCTGCTGGAATTAAATCTACTATATTTATTTTTTGGTTAGATCTTTCTGCTGCTGCAGCTATTGCTTTTGCTTGTGGTTTATCTAAATCTAATGAAGATTTAACCATTCCTTTAGCATTTCTAACTACTCCTATTAAACCTAAAGCTCCCCCTGTCCATAACATTTCATCTCTACTTGCTCTAAGTCCATTTAAAAACATTCTTTCAACAAAAGGTAGTTTTCTTTCATCACTATCTGTTAGTTCAGCTAAATCTTTTGAAGTAGCTCCTACAAAATCAGCACCTAAATTAGATATATCAAATGCAGCACTTCCTCCAAACGCTCCTCCTATTGCTCCTAAAGACGCTTTAGCTTCAACTGCTAACGCTGGACTAGGTCCAAACTTTTCTACTTTTTTAAAAAAATCTACAGTGTTATCTAGCATTCCAATTGTATTACCTAATAATCTAACTGGAGCACCTATAGGTCCAGGTACTTTTTTTAATTTTTTAGCAAACTCACTCATTTTAGATAATCTTTTATCGTAAATACTTGATCCTGCTACGTATCTGTTGTCTATACCGTAATTATCTTTGAAACCATTTTTAACATAAGAACTTATTAAAGATTCTCTTTCTACCATGTAAGGAAGCATTCCAAAACCTAATGTTCCTGCTAATACCATATCTCCTCTACCAATTCCTGTAGAAGATTCCATAGGCTTTAACCTTGCCATTTTACCTTTAGCTACACTCATGGCCCCCAAGTCAATTAATCTTTCGTACTCACCTACGTTTTTATATCCAGTTAATTCACCTGTTTTAAAGGCATCGTCTAGAGCACCTAACTGATCTTGACTTAAAGAACGAGTGTCTATTTGTTTTGCATCAATAGCTTTTTGTAATTGATTTATAGCTACCATTAATTACCTCCGGCTATAGGTATAGTAGTTAAAATTTTATTTCTTTCAGTTTTATTTTTTGTTCTTTGATTAGATAAGAAATCTGCTTGTTGTTTAGAATATAATTGTTCTACTCCAGGTACATTTTCTTTAAAGTATTGCATAGAAGATTCTGTTCCACCATTTTGTCTGTATGACATAGCAAATGACTGAGCTTTATCTTCAAATTCTTTTTTTAAATTCATGTAGTTTGCTCTAACCGTTTTAGCTGAACCGTAAAATTTAATAATTTCTGTACGTTGAGCAGCATTTTCAATATCTTTTTGAGTCAATCTATCTTCTGCTTTGTTTGCATTCGCAACAAGATATTTCATTCTTTGTTCAATTAAAGCTAATTTAGTAAATCTTGCTAATTCATCATCAGAAGGTCTTGATAAAAATCCTCCTCCTCTTTCTTTATAAGAAGCTTTAGCCATTTCGTTTGCTCTTTTCTCTACTTTACCCATGTCTTTATCGTATTCTTTAAGCATTTTTTCAGTTGCTTTCATACCTTCTTCGGTACCATCATTATTTCTCATTAAACTTTTTATTTCAGAATCAAAATCAGAACTTGTTATTCCATTTGTCCCCGTAACTTGTTCAAGAGTTCCAAATATATCTTCTTTTGCTAAACCAAATGCAGCACTAAACGTTCCGTCTTGTGGAAGAGAGTTAATAACAAAATCAATCATTTCAGCTCCTCTTTTATTTTCCTCTAAGTTAGATGCATATAAATTCATTTTGTCTGAATTTATTGGTCTTTCATATGCTCCTGCTGTAGCTTCAACAACTTCATTATTTTTATTTCTATGATAAATTTTTCCGTCTTTACCCATCATTCCTTTAACATTATAGAACTGTCCTGGGTATGCGGGATCTTCTACGCTGAATACTTTATCTCCACCTACAAAACCTGGTCCAGCTTTTGCAGCTTTTGCCGCCGCTGCTTTAGATTTTAAAAATGATTGAGCTAAAACCATATCTTGATTTTTTTGAGCTAAGGCTATGTTCATCAAATCAGTACTCGCAGATTCTAAACCTTGTCCTGCTATATCTACTAATCCAGACAAACCTCTTTGATTACTTTTTCCTGTCATTAATTTTGCTGCAAATTTCATGGCTATTAAATTATTTAAATTACCGCTACCGCCTGTCATTTGATCTAGTTCATTTTTAAATGTTTGAAATTCTTTACTTAATGGAGATAGATTATTTGCTTTTTTAATTTCATTCTGTCTATTCTTAACCATTCTATTTACTTCATCATCTGTCATTCCTTCAATATTTTGAGTCACTTGATTAATCTGTCCATCTATAGTAGGTGCAACAGGTTCTGGATCTTGACCGTTTCCGTCAAATCCAGATAGTCTAAGAACATCTGGTAAAGGTACATCAGTTTGTTCAGCTATTTTTTTTAAAGTTTCCTCTCCTACTGAAGCAAGATTATTTACATCTAATCCAAGTTCTTCTGCAATTGCTATAATTTTATTTGCTTTAGGTAAGTCTTCATTTAATTGAAGTTCTTCTGGAGTAGAAGGATTTTCAACTCCAATAACTTTAGGTTTAAAGTTTTTTTCCATTTCCTTATAATCTTTTAAATTTTGAGTAACTTTTTTCTTTGGATCTGGATTATATTCTGGTTTAGAATAAATTAATCTTTCTTCAATAGATTTTACTCCTCCAGAAACTTGACTTAAATCAGATGCAGTTCCATCTCCTTGCATACCTTGACCAACTAAAGCTGTACCAATAGATCCTACAGCTGTTTTACCTGGATTGTTTATTAATGCTTGAGCAACAGGAGTTGCTCTTGATGCTCCAAATTCTCCTAGTTCTCTTATAGCTGCAATTCCAGATCTTCTAGCAGTAGAGGGTAAAAAAGCAGCACCTGGTACAGCGTAAGCAGCACCTTCTAAAAATTGTCCTGTGTCTCCATCTCTAACTCCTTTGGCCATTTCATTAATACCATAACCTGCAGAACCTGCTTCTAATCCTGTTAGTGCAGTTGAAACTTTTGGTCCCGCCATTTTATTTCCTAAATATCTAAATGCAGGAGCAGCGACTGCTCTAGCAGTATTTGCTGCTGACATAATTCCCCCAACAAAAAATTTAGGAACAGCTTTACTATCAACTACTCTAAGTTGAGTGGCTCTCTTTCTGAATAAAGGTCTCATTAAGGTTTTATCCATAATGCTACGCTCTTCCAGTAGTTGCTGCTGCGCTTTGAAGGGCAGGAGCTTTATTTAAAGCTGAGTAAGTTGCGTATGCTCCGAGTCCAGCACCTGCTGCTTGAGCAAGTGGATTAGTTCCTGGAGAAGTAGATTGAGTAATAGCAGACTGAGTTGTAGGTCCTGCAGCATACATATTTTTAACAAACTCTGCTCTTTGAAAAGGTTCGTAAGCTCTTTGTAGTTCTGTTTGTCTTGTAGCATCTAGCGCTTGTTGACCTAATTGTCTTTGTAAACCACCAGCAGCCATTAATTGATTAATGTCTTGTTGAGCCATACCTTGTTGCGCCTGACCCATTTGAGCATATTGAGAACCTGCATTCAAATTTGTCTGAGCTTGTAAATTTTGGTTATTTTGAAATGAGTTCATTGCATTTTGAAAAACTGTACCTTGAGCTTGTCCTATTGCTGATAAAGTTCTTCCACCTAATTCTGCTCTTTGAACACCTTCCCGTCCGCCACCAAATGCTCCGCCCATAACTGCATTTTGACTTAGTTGGTTTTGTTGCATTTGAGATTGTCTATTAATTTCATCTGTAACGAAAGATGAATAAGGATTTAAATAATTTTGAAATTGTGAAGAAGTAGGATCTAAAGCTGCCGCATTTTGTGCATTTAATACTGATCCAATACCTGCATTCATAGTATTAGCGCCAACCCCTGTAGTTCCTGATTGAGTAATACCTTGTTTCTCTAATGTACCCATTCCTTGTACATTAATTTGAGGAATGTTAACTGGAGTTTTTGCAAGCTCCGCTGCAGTATCCATTAAACCAAGTTTTCTTTCTTCTATCCCTGGTGCTTCTCTTATATATTGTGTAGTAGTAGAAGGTGCTGCTCCACCACCGCCTCCACCACCAAAATATTGTGGTAAACCTGTTTCTAAATTTATTGTTCCAGAACCACCGTGGTTAATTAATAATTTTTTTTCAAAAGGATTAATATGAGCTAATTCTGTATCCCCGTTAATACCTTTACTAGCAATTTCTTTACCTAGTTTTTTAAATAACTCTATTTTTTCTTTTATATTTAATTTTTTAATATCTATCATAATTCTTTTTCTACTTGTACATGTGTTGCTGAGTAACCTTTTTCTTTGAACATAGAGACATAACCCGGCCTTGAAAATATTTCCATTTTTTTACAACCTTGTTCTTTAGCCCATTCAGAAATTTTATCAACATAGTCAAACCACTCTTTATAACGTTTACCAGTGACAATTTTAGTGTCGCAAACACTGTAATTAGGGTATTTTCTAATTTCAGTAACACAAACACAGAGAACTTCATTAGTTTCTGTAATAACCACCCAAAGCTGCATTTTACCTTGTTTACAATATTCTTTAATATGTTCTTCACTTACAAATCCTCCCGCTCTGATACACGCTTTTCGAATTAGATTTTTTACTAAATTCCATATACCGTCTATCTCCTCTTTAGTGAACTGAATCAGTTCTGTTTTTGTTTGCATTTATTAAATCAAAAATTCTTTTAAATTGTTTTTGTTGATCGTAAAAAAACTTAGATCCTTTTTTTCTTTGATCTGATTTATCGCTAGGATTTGCTCCAGCAATAATACCTGCACCTAAAACTGCATGAGATCTAGATACAAACTCTCCATCAGCTAATTGAGCTAACATAGTATCTTCGTGATCTTTTCCATGACCTGTTCCATCTAATACAAAACCGTTTGCTCTGTCATAGTTATTAGAATCATTTTCATCATGAGTCATTTTAGTAGGAAGCACTTGTCCCATTCCACCTTCATTAAATTTTGCAATACTAGCAAGTCCACCAGTATTCATTTCAACTGCTTTAAATGTTTGAGTAGGCTCGTCTCCTAAAACTTCTTCCGGTGTTACAAACTCTCCAGGTTGTACTAAAGGAGAATTTATTCCTGTTGAATAATCTCTTGTTTGAAATCCAGTTGGAGTTCCTCCAAAACCAGCATTAGCATATTTTGTGTAAGCTTGATTAGGTATAGGTAAATACGTTTTATTAGGACCGTCATCACCTGCTAGTAAAGGAAGTGCCATAGATGCTGCTGCTATTTTTCCTGCATCAGATTTAGGTACAAAACCTTTTAAAGTTTCCATAATTCCAGTTGATGCTGGTTTTGCCGCTGTTGCTCCTGCTCCTGACATAGCAGAACTTCCTGCTGTTGCAAAAGGTGAGTTAGCTGCTACTGTTCCAGTACCTGCTGGTACTGCTGTAGTTGCTGCTTGTGAAGCGAATTGTGGGAATAGACCTCTTAAACCTTGAGCCGCTGAAGTTTGTCCTATACCTTGAATAGTAGTTCCTGCTGTAGTTGCTGATCCAAAAGGAGTAATTCCACCTACTCCAGCCATTCCTCCTAATTGACCCATCGTACCTATTAGCATAGCGTCTCTGAAAGATCTTTTAGTAGATTTACCTCTGAGTTTTTGTGTACCAAAAGTCAGTAAGGCCATTGTAAATGGGTCCAATTTTAGCTCCTGTTCCTAAATTTTATAAGTTATATAACTTACAAATTCTACCATTTTAGTCAGTCTTTATCAACTCATCCGCAAAACGACCAGTATATTGATGTTCTCCAATATGAGTTATGTGATCCATAATCCAAGCATGGCATTCACCTCCAATGTCTTTCCATCTTTGGCAAAAAGCAAAATCTTCTCCTGTGTAAGTATGTTTAATAGGATCAAATTGAGTATCAAAGAAGTTCCAAAAATCAGGTAGTTTTTCATTCTTACCATTAATTATCTGGTCTTGATCAATTCTCATTTCAGGGTAAGCCTCTATCATTTTAAGGATTACTTCTCTTTTAATTAACATAAAACCTGTTGGAGAATGCTCTACTTTAATAACTCCATCTTTAATTTTAATAGCAGAATTATTTTCTACTTTCATAGGGTATCTGTAAAAACCTTTGTTTCTTAAATCTTTAGCTTCTTTAATTTTACCTTCTTTAATCATGTGCATTCCTTTATCCCAATTTATATCTTTTAAAGGATATGGAATAGAAATAACATCTTTATCACAAGCCACCAATCTTTCTGGAGCAGATTCATTAAAAGAAATATCTGAATCAACAAATAATAAATGAGTAGCATCTTTTTGTTGTAAAAATGCACTTACACACATGTTTCTTCCTTGAGTAACTAATGAAGATTTCATTATAGAAAACCATAATTTTACATTCTTTTTAAAACAATATTTTTGTAAATTTAATAAAGCTTGAGTATAATGAATAGAGCATTCACTATGAACAGGTGTTGCTACAAATAAAGAATAGCCTGCTTTTTTCTTAGTGTCCGGTGTTGATTGTTCTTCGTTAAACCAAATTGGTTCGTGATTTTGCATCATAAGCTCCTTGTAAAAAGTTAGTCCATTCGTTTTTTCTATTTTCCCAACTATAAAATTTCTTATAAAAAGATACTTGTGAATCTAATAATTGTTGCATTCCCACTGAATGAAGTTGTTCTGAAATTCCTTCAATTGCATAAGCAAAACATTTAGCTAAATTTTTGTAATCTCTATCATATTGAACGTAAGTCGGCCACTCTGAACACGTTTCAAACAAAGCTCCGTAATTAGTTACAATTCCATGAAGTCCACTTCCTAAAGCTTCGATAGCTGACATACAAGAAGTTTCTTCCCATATATTGGGATAAGCAAATATTTTATATTCACCCATCTTCTTTATTATTTTTTCGTTAGAAGCATAGCCTATGTAATTTACATTAGGTAATTTTTTAGCTTGTTCATATAATTCTTGATAAGAGGTATCATTAGCTTTTTTAAAAGCATCTCCATATATTTGGGTAGAGGAATAAACATCTAATTCTATTAAAGGATTTTTAATTAACTGCATAGCACCTAGTAATACAGATAGTCCTCTCCATGGAGTAGAGGTATATATTAATTTTATTTTATCACCGTTCTTGTGAGTAGGTTTATCCGCAAATTTCTCTATAGCATTTTTAATAACTACACATTTTTCGGGGGGTACTTTAAATGCCATTCTAAACTTTTCTGCACACCAATGAGAGTTAAATACATACCAATCATATTTACTATGATTAGATTTATCTTTAAACCATGGAGCCAGATTACCTTGGTCATATGAGTTTTGTACCCAAAGAATATTAATTTTATCTTTAGATAAAGGTATTTTTTCTGGAATAGATGTAGTTATCTGAAACTTATCTAACAACGTATTATCTACGTGTTTATATAACTGAGCATATTGAAGCTCCGTTCCACCTAATGGTTGCATAAATTAATTGTTATTGAGTTTCACCGTCCACAGTCATAGAAGCTACAGTAATTTCTAAATCTTGTTGAAAATCTTCTGCTGTAGTATCTGTATTTGAATCAGCTACATCTGCATCAAATGCTGCTTTATCAGTGTAGATTACACCTGTTCTTTTGTGTTTAACAATTTCTTTTGCTTGTGCTGGTATTCTTTTTATTTCCATATATCTTATATAATACTTTTAAGTTTATTTGTCTAGCCCTTACCTTGGCCTTTGTATCTTCGAGTACGTTTTTGTCGTTTCTCATTTTTATTTAAACATTTTTTATGTTGGCGTGGTCCTCTTTTTTTAGGTTGATTACGTTCGTGGTGTTCTTTAGATTTTTTAGCCATTATTTTTTAAAGATTTCATTGCCGATTACTAATATATCGATATTAGAATTATTGAAAAATTTTTTAGCGTCTTTAATATCAGACATTATTGGTTTTCCGTTAATATTAAAACTTGTGTTCAACACAATAGGGCATCCTGTTTTTTTGTAAAATTCATTAATTAAATTATAGTATACTTTATTTGCTTTATCTACACTTTGATATCTACATGTGCCGTCTATATGGGTTATACTTTTTAAATTTTCATTATTAACACTACCTACATAAAGCATAAAAGGGTTTTCAATATCAGTATTGAAATATTCTTTAACATGTTCTTTTAATATAGACGCACCAAAAGGTCTGTAAGTTTCTCTTTTTTTAATTTTGTTAATTATATTTTTTCCATTTTTTACTAAAGGGTTAAATAGTAAAGACCTATTCCCTAAAGCCCTAGGACCTATTTCTCCATTACCTTGATACCAGGCAACGATACACCCTTGTTTTAAATATTCCGCAGTCTCTTTAAAAGTTTTTTCATTTGGCTTAGTTAAAGGTTCTTCGTCAGATTGAATGTATGGAAAATTATTTAATTTAAATTTTGGTAAATTATTTTTAATTCTTAAATACTCTAAAGCTCCCAAGGAAAGACCCTCATCATTACAATGGGGAGGTATAATTAAATTTTTAAATTTATTTTTAAGAGCAGTATTCCATATAACATTTTGAGCAACACCACCAGAGTAAGATATATAGGCATCATAATCTTTATTGGTTACTTCCTCAAAAAAATTAATTAATATATCTGATACTTTATCGTGGACTGTTCTTATCCAATCTAAAGGCTGCAGTTCTGCTAACAATAGATTTTGTTTATACTCTTTGTAATTATTAAAATCAAACAATTTATTTATAGAATATATATTATAATCTAAAGACTTTTTAAATTCTGGTAAAATATTTCCATAAGATTGAAGACCCATTAACTTTCCTGCAATATCATAAACTTGTTGTGAATTTATCCCAAAAGCTTTACCTACTTTTGCCATAGCTAATCCTAAAGATCCATTTTTTTTTGCATAACCTCTTTTATGTATTTTGTTATCTATAAGAACAGTCCATGCATTATTAGCGTCTCCAAAACCATCAATTATAATTTCGTATTTTGGTCTTGTTTTATATAGTGGCCAACAACTTAAAGCATGGCCAAGATGGTGGTTTATTCTATAAACTTTATTTTTTACAGGTAGGTGTTTAAAATTAACAGCTGGATAAAACTCTTCATTATCTAAAGGTAAGTTATAAATCCAGGGGTCTACAACAATAGCTATCTCATCTATTTCACTAGCTTTAATATTAAATTTTTCTTTTAAATCTATTTGCCATTCAAATAAATTGTTATATGCGTGATGTTTCTGTTTGTGTAATCTTTCGGTTTTAAGATAACAAACTTTTTCTCCATCGTATAGAGAAAAGTTACTATCATGCTCACATAGCCTTAACCCCAACAGCTTTTTAGCCACTATACATCTTCTCTGTTTATTTCTAATATTGATGCTGTGATATGTAATCTATTTGCGTCTGCAGCAACTACTTCCAATACTTCATTTTCTTGCATAATTAAAGGTTCATTTATTAATTGCTCTGTAGCATTACCTGCTATAACTTTATTTTTAAATAAAACAATTCCACCTCCTGCACCAGGATCTCCTGGATATAAAGTAGCTGTTATGTCACTACCATTATTAGTGTCATCACAAACTAAAATAGATTTTATAATAGCTCTAGAGTTTGAGGGTACAGTATATAAAGTTGTAGCTGTAGCAGCCGTCAAATCAAGTTTTGCGTTTTTATATATATTAGCCATTTAATTTACAAACCAAGTATATCTTTCTAATTCTTGTTTTAGGTCTTCTTGAAAAGAACTATTTAATTGATTCTTCATTGTCTCTAATGATTGAAGAAGTTGTTGTTGATTTTGTGGGTCATAGTCTACAGTAGGTTCTGGAATAAAATTAGTTACTTTAGCCATTATCTTCTACCATCGGGTTGTATGTCCGCTCTAAAAGTTCCGTATCTCCAAGTCTCTCCACTAGATAGATTAGCTATTTTTAAACTAGCCGCTCTTCCTCTAGCACGTGTGTCTATTTTTTGAGTACTTGATGTTACAGAGAAAGGTCCTAAAGAAGAACTAGCCGCTGTATCTGATGGATAATCTTTTAATAAAATAGTAACTGTTGCAGTTCCATCTAGTCTTTGAAAATCAGGTATAAATCTTCTAACTTTTGTAAAGTATTCTCCGTCACCTTCTACATGTATCATAAAATCTCCAGTTTCAATATAAGAAGAGATTGCTGTAGTTACTCCCTTATCAACTTGATCTACTCCCGTCTCATGTATCCAATATGTAGCAGATCCAGAAGCATTTGTCACTCCCTGTATAACTGGGAAAGTAGGTACTCCCGCATCATAAAAAGAAGTAGCATAAGGTTTATCAAATAAATGAGCATCGTAATAAGAGGTTCTAGCTAAAGAACTTGTATACCAAACTTTTTCTGAATAATTATATGTAACACATCTATCTATTTCAGTAGATGTACTTGAAGGATAAAACCAATTTATTTCATTAAATAATGAGTTGTGACTAGCGTAAACTATTTTTCCAGAATCATAATTAAAACCTAGATCTCCTGGGTTAGCTGTATTAAATACAAAATCTTCTACTGAACAAGGTATTTTAACAACTGTTCCATTGTAAGCGTTAAAAGAACCTGCGTCATCCATCCAATAAACAACACCATCTACGAAAGCCATAGAATGTGAGCTCATTAAACCACAGTTAGATCCCACCTTTCTAATACTAAAAGTAAAAGGTGCTCCAACATATTGCATTGTATAAGCTGCAGTATCTGTAAAAACTAACATATAATCTTTTGCTTTTACAGCACCTATAATTTCAGTTCCATCGTCTATTCTAAAAGTACCTGCTGTATTAACAGAAGTTGGTTGATAATCAGTAAAGTCTTCTTGATCAGAAAATCTTATTAACATTGCATCAAAACTTGAAGTATCTCCAATTGTTGTTTCCGTTCCTAGATGTATAAAATGTCTGTCTGTGTCTGATACAATTGAAACACTTGTTTTAGTAGGGGCTCCTGACATAAGAGTACATCTAATAGATAAAGCGTTATTATTATTACTTATAGGTTGCCAAGTAAAAGTTCTTCCTCTTGATATAGTAGCTGTTAGTATTTGTCCAAAATTATCTAAAGCCCAATCAGCTGGATCTAGTCTAACAGAAGAAGATAAAGATGCTGAGCCCCATCCTGTAAAATATTCTACTCCCGCTAAAGTAGCATGAGCTGATCGTGTTCCAGCCACTGCTCTTGTAATTCCTGTAAGATCATTCGTAGATATACCAGTGTAAGAAATAAATTCTGCTCCAACTTTAATTATTCCCGTTGTAGGAAAACCTGTTGTTGATGTAAGTGTAATAGAAGTTCCAGAACCTCCAGTACCTGCAGTGTCGTCTAATAAAGCACCGTTTAAAGTTGTAGTAAGTCCGGATGCTCCTCCGTAAGATGCCGTACCAAAACCAAAACCAAATGTTTGTCCAATAGGACCTACTTTAACGTATCTGTTTATAGTACATGCACCTGACGCTGCAACAGTGGTTCCAGCATTAGTTGCCATAGTTATTGTAAATGTATTAATTGTTGAACTGGTTACTTCAAAAGTTTGATCGGTAAAATTAGCTGCAGTGTACCCTGCACCAACTGGTGGGGTTACACTTGTAAAAGTAAAGTAGTCTCCGGCAATCATATTATGCCCCGTTAAGTTAACGGTGACCGTTGGCGAGGTGTTTGTAGTATCAAACGTTCCTCCCGTTTGCGCTGTCTCTAATGGAGTAATATCGTAATACGCTCCTCCATAATAAATATATAATCCTCTCTGAGAGCCAAGTGCTACATATTTATGGCCATCTAAATCTGCCCATTGGTGTTGTGCTCTTACGGCACCCGCTAAGGTATCTGAAGTAGTCGAAGACCATCCTCCTATTTTTTCAGGAAATCCATAACGAAATCTTACAAAATTTCCATCTACGTATTGCCCTTCAGCAGCAGTATCTGTAATTTGTTTGTTAAATCCTGGTCTTATATTAATTAAATTTAAAGCCATAAAAGCATTATACCTTAAAATATAACAGAATAACAGAATAGAAGATTACTTAGTTTCTATATTTTGACCCATTATACTAGTGAGTTCAGCCGTTTCCTTATTGAATTTTTTGTTACATTCTATTGCTAATGAAACAAACATATTAGTACAATGTTTTAAAGATTCAGCGGGTAATAATATTTTTTTCTTTTCCTTAATTATTTCAATCTCTTCTTCAGTAAATACTATTTCTCCTGAACCATATTTATCGTTTAATTGATTAATTTTCATAAATCTCCTTATCCAATGGTTTCCGCAGTATTATCCGGCATTCCCCAGAAGGGTCTTGTGTCCAAATAGCGATCTGCATTCTTACCATTTTTATCTACGTAATGCAAGAAAGCCTGTATATGAAAATCTCCTTGAAATTCCTTACGGTAGTGAGGTAATTGTCTTCCAAGATATATCACTGCTTCGCCTTTATTTAGGTGTACTGGTTTTTCTTCTATATATATTGGCCATGGTGTACCGTCATTATTAATATTTAATGTTACACTAATTTCACAAGAACGTCTATCTATGTGACTTGCTAAAGAAGAAAATTTTGTATAGCATCTCCAAAAAGCATAAGTTGGTAATAGTTCTATACCAGTTTCTTTTTCCATAAGTGGTAATTGTTTAAGCATCAAAGCTTCAATAGTCGGATCTCCATAAAATTTAGAATCGGGTATCCCCATCTCTTTTGATTGATCAAAATCTGTAGTATTTGTTCTATGCCTAATTTCACAATAGTTACTTAATAAGTTTATCTCATCTTCAGATAAAAAATTTTTAATTATTTTATAAGTAAAATCTTTTCCTATAACGCCCATGCTACTACCGAATACCTTTCTCCCTCAGTCACAGGCATGACACAGTGAGGGTATAAATAATTGCTAGGCCATATTATCATTCTATTTTCTTTCTTTTCAATTGTTGTAATTTTTTCTGAGTTAGGGTATTTAAAACACAGGTCACCTCCCTCGTAATTATCATTAATCATAAATATACAACTAAATTGTCTTGGAATTTTTGGGCTATGATCTGTATGAAATTTGTAATGTCCCCCTTCTCCATACTTTAAAACTTGTATATCATTAATAACAAATGAATTAGAAATTTTATGAAAGTATTGATAGTTAGTAATACAAATTTTTAGATGTTTTACTAAATAATTACACCATAAAACGTCAGTGTAAGAAGTTGTATTAATATTATTTAAACCCCAAGAACCTACTTTTCTTATCTTTTCATCTAAAATAGGTTTGTCATCACCTAGTATTGATGCCCCTTCAAATTTATTAGAATCTTTACATATTTTTTTAAACGACTCTAAAGTTTTATTTGGTATGACATCATTAAAAACTGTAATATATTTATGTAAATCATAATTTACTTCCATGTTTTTTTTCTCCAAAATAATTTTTTATAATTATGTACTATATGTTTTAGCATAAAAAACCTGTCTTCTAAATATTTTTTGTCACTTTTAGTTTTAATTTTCATTTTCCAATTTTCTCTTTTAAAAGGTATGCATTGAACATAAGGAGTTCCTCTTTCAATAATTGTATCTAGTTCATTATACTTATCACCATTTATAACAATTGGAAAATTTACTTCATTTTTAAAAGTATCTGTATCAACTATACCAGCAATAATTGAAAAACGATCATCTGCATTATTTAAAGGTGGGACAAAAAGAGTAGAATATCCAGGCGGTGTTGTTATTATCCATGGATTTAAAATTTTATGAAAAGCTAACTTTTTATTTTTTTCTACTAAAGGGCTTCCCTCTAATTGTTGGATAGAATGACACTCTGGTCTTCCTCGATAATTAATATTTATTCTTTCAGCAAGGCTATTCATCATTTGTTGAGCTGAATCAAAACCAGTTTTTTTCTCCCCGTCAATTTCAACATTGTGTTTTATTCTATAATCGGTTGCTATTTTTAAAAGATACCCAGAGGTGAGTGTATCTAAAAAAGGCATACAACCTTTTACAGTCTGATTTTCGTAACTATGTGTAAGATTTTTATACCATTCTGGTATATTTGTTTTTGTAGGAACTGGTAAATTATCTTGATTGTTTCTTATAAATTCTTTACTCGCTGAAAAAGTTATTATATTATCTAACATCATAGATGTTTAGCACATTTACGGGATTTGTAAAAGATTTAAATAAGTAATTCCATTATCTTGACAATATTTTTCCCAGTTAACAATAGGGTATGTTACAGTTGAAGTATCAAAAGTATCTAAATAATTACTATAGCTTACAAACTGAGTATATAAAGTTTTAGCTTGAGTATTGGCGTTTGCATTTTGAATAAAGAGATCAATATTCCATTTCAGTGTCTTTAAATATTGAAACAATTCCTCTGCATTTGAAATTTCTCCAGGATTTAGATTGTCAATAAATGTAATGGTACTTCCATTTATATTAAATAGATCTATATGTAATTTAAATTTTATAAAATCAGAATCACTAATATCTACTACTGAATGAGGTGTATTTAAAGCAGTTAACTCATTTTTTTCAGTTTCGTTTGCTGCGATTCTTAGTAAATTATTATTAAGTGTAATTGCGTAAGCCATTATGCGTTCCCATCATCAAAGTAAAATAGTCCACCAGCTCCACCTGCATCAGAAGGAGTTGGACTCGGACCACCATTATCTGGTCCTTCAAAATTAGTACCAGTCCCTGTGCCTGCATTTACAATAAACATTGTTCTCTTAGGTAATTCAATTCCACCTGGAGCTGTACCCGCTGCACCTGGGTTTGCTCTAGTCGGTTGAAAAGCAGGGCCACCCCTTGCTCCACCACTTCCACCATTTGCAGTAAAACTTGAAACTGTTGATGCAGAACCTGCGTTACCATCACCACCGCCAGTACTTGGGCTACCTTTTGTTCCCCCAGCACCTAATGAGTAAGGAACAGCCGCCCCGCCTGTAACTGGACCAGAATAAAATCCTAAACCACCATTTCCACCAGAACCACCGTGTCTTCCAGGTGCCTGTGTTGAAAATCCACCAGCACCACCGCCTGCACCACAAAGGTACGCATAAAAATTATTTGCAGCTGGATTTGCAGTTACGTTACCACTATTAGGGCCAATCTCAGAAAAATGCATAACATAAGCTCCATCTCCACCGGCTCCACTTGCAGCAGCAGTCAGTCGTCCTTGAGCATCTACAGTTATGTTTGCAGTTGTATAAGCACCTGCAGTTACTGCAGTGTTAGATAATTTATCTGGCGTAATTGAATCGTCAGCAATTTTAGCAGTTGTAATTTGTAAATCTGAAACTTTAGCAGTTGTAATTTGATTGTCTGAAATTTTTGCAGTTGTAACTGCGTTGTCTGCTATTTGTGCAGTTGAAATTGTTCCAGTAATATTTGCAGCCGCAATAGTTCCACCTAAAGTATCTAAAGATATTTCATTTAAATTTGTTCCATCTGAATATGCAGCAAATATTTTTGCAGCATTTAAAGTAAAGCCCGTTCCACTAGCAGTTTTAATAACTAGGTTAGCTGGGTTAGTTAAACCACTACAATCAAAAATATAAAATTTTTCAATTCCATCTGGAATAGTACAAATTGTACTTGCTGCAATAGTTGCAGTAGCAAATTTAATAACCATATTTCTAGCATTAGACAAAGTTGCGTCTGTCATAGCAAGAGCTAAAATTGAACCTGAATTTAGTGTTACTTGTTCAAAACCTGCAACAGATTGTTGAATTAAATTTATATTTTGATTAGTTTTATCTCCCCAAGTACCGGCGTTTTCGCCAGTCACCATAAGTTCTAAACCGAGATCTGAATAAGCTGATGTCATAAAATTTTATGCTCCTGTTTTTTATATATTACAATATTACTATAATTAAGCTGCTAGATCAACCGGTGTCCATGTAACCGATGTACCTACATCTACCTCAGCCCATGCAATTACATTAGGTGTAGCAGTACTAATTGTCATTCCTATACCTGTAAGAGTTACAACACCACTACCCGTGATGGTTACCTGACCTGTTGTATAAGTAGCTGAAATACCTGTTGCATCGTATTTGGATACAGGAGTAATATCTCCCATAGCCATTGTAGATCCAATACCTGTTAAAACTACAACACCAGTACCTGTTTGATCGTCGTCTCCTAGTACATACGTAGCAGACATACCTGTTATATCTACTTCTACTTTAGGAGAAGCTTCTACATCTTCTATAGTATAAGATAACCCAATACCTGTTAATTCAACTAATGAATGACCTTCTATAGATACATCATTAATAACTGTTCCTAGTAAAAAACTATGTGCAATCTCATGATCAGAGTTAGCTGAAGTTCCTACTGGAGTAATTTCTTGCTGTAAAGCAATACCTGTTATAGCTACTACTACATCAGTAAAGGCATCTTCATTACCAATGGCTGCAGAAAGAGAAATTCCTTGAAGTTGAACGGAGTAATTATCTCCCCATGCCATACTTCCCCAATCATCCCTTCCCCAACCTGATCCAATTAAAAATTGATCATCAATAGTAACTGAATTAATTGTAGAAGATATTAAAGAACCTGTAGCATTAGCTCCAATACCAGAAGCTGAAGTACCTATTGCATAAGATAAATCTATTCCAGTTGGAGATACGTCAGCGGAAGCACCTGCTACCACTCCAACATTAATTATAGATAAGGATATTCCAGTTACAGAAACAACTGCATCTGCTGTGGTAGTAGAACTACCTATTGAATATGATGAGGCAACGGATGAAGTAAGTACGGTTTCATCAGATAGGTCTCCCCATTCCGATGCTCCCCAACTTTTTTTACCCCATCCAGTTGCCATAATTCATAACTTTGTTGATTACGATATTCTTAAAATCGCTTGAGTATCGTTTGCATTAGGGAACTGAATAGTAAATGTTCCAGCTGTTGCAGTTTTGTCTCCACCAAAGTCAAGTACACATACAGATTTAGCAGCTTCAGATGTATTATAAATCAAAGCTCCTCTTGCTGTTAATGTAACTCCAGTGAATGATAAATCAGTAAAGTCAGTAAAAGCTGTAGTTCCATTTACAGAAACTAAAGCGTTAACTAGCGCTCCGCCACCGGCTGCGTATTGACCAGTGTCTGGCACTTGTCCTCCAACACCTACTGCGTATGAAGTAGTATCAGCTCCGATAGTTGACGCACTTGTGTATAGTGCTAATTTAAAAACATCTCCGCCTGATGCGGCAAAGTTGTGTATCCCTTGAAAAGTTTGTTCTTTAAAAGAGTTCGTGATTGCATTTGTAGTAATAGCCATAATTTTTCTCCTATTTTATAATTTTTATGGTGATGGAGAAGGCACTTTAACTCGTGGCACTCCATCGGTGTATTCGTCTCTACGTCTTCTGCCCATTTGTTGTAAAGCAAAAGATTGTATTTGTTCATTATACTTGTCAGAATACAGTTTGTACATATCAGCAGGTCCTTTTAAATAAGCAAAAGACTCAACTAAAACTCCGTACAATAGTAATGATTGCTGGTAGGTAGACAAGTAAGTAGTGTTAGAACTCGTAAAATGAGGGGGATATTTAATATAATTAATTTGAACTTGTCCAGCTGCTGCCGTGGCATCTGGTGTTGGGGCTACTAAAAAATTATTCTCATCCCAGTTTGCATAATATAAAGGAGAGCCTGTAGCTCCATCATTATTATATTCAGAGATAAAACTAGTATCTCTTTTTTCTAAAAAAGTTCTAGTATCTGATATAATAGTCTGTACGGATCTTAAAATAAGCATATCAGAAGGTAAAGATATATATCTTTGACCAGAGATAAAACTAGCAGTTGAGTATTTTCTTAAATCATCATAATCTACTTTACCCGCAATATCTAATTCTGTGTTAGTAGTAAATTGATCAATTAAAGTATCCGTTAATACATTAGAATCTACTTCTGTATAACTTCTTATTTGAGCTAAAAAATCTATGTAACTAATTGCCATTATGAAATCTCCACTGTTATTTGACCTATTTGAGTACCTATTTGTCTTGCTCTATTTTGAGCAGAACCATCGTCTGGTTGCATTCCATTTGAATTAAAAGCAAATAATCCCGGTAAGGTTAAATCTATTGTAGTAAATCTAGATCCTCCAGAATTAAATGTAAAGTCCTGTGCTCTAGGATTCTGTAAAGCTATAGCATCTCCAACAACTCTTCTACGTCTTATCTGTGGATGCTTAGGCTCGAACTCTGAAGTATGGACAAGTGCTCCCGTCCACTCTCTAACCATTTCTTTATAGGGAAACGCCTGACCTGAACGGTCAGATATTGCCATTGATCTTCTACCTTGAGCGTAAGACATTATACTCCATCTCCAAAGTAAGTCATTGGCGAAACATATAAAGAAGTTCTTTGACCATCTTCATCTAAAGCTCTAATCATTTCATCTTCATAAGTTTGTTTTAAAAGAGGCACTCTATCTGCTGCATATTGAAAAGAAAGATAATAAGATAGTCCTGCAATCATGCACGGTAAAAATCTAAATACCGCATCTGGATTATTTGAATAAGCTCCAGCATCTTCAATTCTTTTAACTACATAAAATTTTACATAAGTATAAGTCGAAGCATCGGGTGCTTGATATAAATAAATTTTAGGAGTGGTTTGTCTATCAACATAATATTGAGAAGGTTGACCTTGATTTAGTTTATTAGGAAGAGCAGCATAATTAGATCTATCTACTTTAGTTAAAGACACATCTTGAGTATTAGCTGTATCATTTCCTCCTCCCGTAGTTGAAACAAAAGCTTCTAAGACATCACTTACATCTGAATTACAAGTATATTCTGCTTGTCCTGCAACAAGAGCTATCTCATCTAATTCAACTTTCCATAAATGAACCCCTCTATTGCCCCAGTCAGAAAACAATACGTTTAAATTTCTTCTTGCTTTTCTTAAATCATTTCCAGAGTTAGGTCGTACTCCACATCTGTTAAATGCTTCATCTATAACTTCTTCTATAGTTAAATTAAAACTAGTTGTTCCTGAAGTAGCCATTATATTATATCCTTATAATAATCATTTATTTTATTATTGTAATCAAATGTTTTATCTTTTTCTTGGTTTATTATACCACCTAATTTATTTGATTTAGTGTTTAAGTATTTTGGATCCATTAAAGTATTTCTTGTATTTCTTCTTTTTTTTAAAGCAATTTTAAATGCTTCGTTAAAAGCTTCTCTACCTTCTTTAGGCATTTTAATTTTTTTCATTGCACCTAAAGTAATTTGTTGTACCTCCCTTAATGTTTCATAACGTTCTTGAGCATTATTTAAGGTTGCTGTTTTTTTAGCGGTATCAATTTTATTTTTTAAAGCACTTTTTTTTCTATAATCTCTAATATCTTTTCTGTCTTTAACAACAGCTTTGATTACCTTTTTAATTAAAGGTTTGGCTACCATAAGAGAAAGTTTAAGTACCATTATAATATATCCTTATAATAATTTAATTTAATTTTTTCTAATTTAGATAATTTTGTAGCACCATGTAATTTTATAGCCTCAACTTTATCTGCTTTACCTAATTTTGTAGATTGTCCTTTAGTTAAATCAATAAGTTTTTTACCACTAGCTTTAGCATATCTCTTAACTCCATATCTAATGCCGGCACTTAATAATCCACCAAGTAACATTTTTTCTTTTTTCACTACACTAAATCCTTGTAATAATCTTGTTGAGTTTCTTTACTAAAAGAAAACTCTCCTCCTTTAGAAAGTCTTTGAACACACGTTCCACCTTGCATTACTTGTCCTGGAGGACAAACCATAGGATTTGAACCACTTCCTTGTTGTTGAACGGGAGGTTTATTTTTTATTCCCATAGCTTTATTACCTCTATTAGTGTCTCTAATAGTTTGTAAAGTATTTACTATTTGAGCTCCAGGGATTAAATTTAATCTACCTTTTGCTTGAAAATTAGCTTTATAGTTATCTGTAAAAGAAGTAATGGACTCATCGCCTTGAGGTCCTGTATCTCCTAGATTTACATTGCCTTTTGCTGCAGCAGTTGCTCCTACGTTACCCATAGCAGCGCTAGCGGCTTGATTGGCTGCATTACCCATGTCCATTCCACCACCTCTAAGCTTTTTAACTTTAAGTTTATTTTTTCTCACTACAGAATATCCTTATAGTAATCCTCATATGATTTATTATTGTAAGTAACTCCATCTATTTCTGAATTAATTAGAGATCCATTATATTCCATCTCTCCACCTTTTGATTTTTTAGGTACACAATTAGGAACTTTACGCCCACCTTTAGACTTCATTCCAATCATTTCATAACCGTCCCAACAAGGACCTTTTGATTTAGCCATTTGTTTCTCCTTTATTTATAGCGGCCGCTTTGAGAGTGTAAAACTTCTCCTTTTTGCGGTTGTACAACTTCTTAGATTGTACCACTTGATGACGGTAAGTTCTAGACCTTAGGTTTTTGGCTATGGGGTTTGTAGATTTTGCCATGAGTTTTCAGTAAAACCTTTTTAAATTCTGATTTTTCTTTCTTAGTCCAACCTTTATTACTGCTGCCTAAACCCGGTTCTAGTTGTTTAGTCATTGACCCTCTAGTTATTGCCATAATTTTTCCTTTGTATTATATTATAATCCATTTAAAGATAATACCACACTATCTTTTACTTTAGTAAAATTTATATTAAAAGATATTATTGTTTTTCTTAGATTATTAATAATTTTTGGAGATCGGTGTATAATAAAACTAGGGAAAATTACCACATCTCCCTCTTTAGCATTTATTGTAATTTTATTATTAATATCTATTTGATCTAATAATTCTGTCTTTGGTGAATTTTCTGGTAGTTCTAAATAGTAAACACCTGTGTAATTTTCTCCATGAATATGCCATGTGTGTATATTGTCTTTTATATACTGTTGGTACCACATTCCATTAACTTCACATTTTTCATAATTTAAAGTTTCTGCACATTCATTAAAATGTTTTTCTAATTTTGGTTTGATAAACTTAACCCATTCTCTATTATAGTTTAAATTTTCTGACCAATCACATCTATTAATATTGTCGCCATAAAAATCATTCGTCATATTATAGCTCCAAGACTGATCAATCATAGACAGTAGTTTTTCTTTTACTTCTCTGTGACAGTCCAGTTGTTTAAGTATGGCAGCACAATTTAACTTTATTACCATTTAGATTCTGAGTTATTTGGATGAATAGTTATATTACCGGATATAGTTACACTGTTATTTATTTTTTTAACCATGTGTTCTATAAAACTTGGAAATATGACTATTTGATCTTTTCTACATTTAGGCAAAAACTCTAATTGAAAAAAATTAGTTTTGTTAAAAAAATAAGGTGCGGGATAATAAGATTCTATTAAATTAATTGCAGGATTAAAAAATATTGTTTTACCTTCAGTTACTTCTTTATAAATAATAAATGAAAAATGAGCCTGAGGATGAGCATGTTTTTCTTGAAAGTCATTATCAGTATATCTATTTTCCCAAATATTTAATAGTTGAATTTTTAAGGGCTCCTTAAATTGTGTTGAAAGTGAACCAGCTATAATTTTTAAAAGATAGTTAAAAGATTCCTTATCTAATATATTCGAATAATTAAATGAAGATAAAGTTTCGGAGTTCCATGTTTTTTCAAAATTTTGATTTTTAATATCTATCTTAGAGCTATCAATATTATCAATAAATATCGGAACAGAAAATAAATTTAATTTCATACTAAATCAACTGCCTTTCCTAAAATTGGTTTATATTTAACTTTACCCTCTTCCCTAAATGCATGCAAGAATTGTTTTCTAGGTTTATCCTCAACATAACTGCAATGACACCATCCGCTGTTGGGTTCTCCTTTTTTATAGAACTCGAGAATCATTTGATCATATTCAAGGTTCTTATATATCCAGTCACAAAGCTCAGCATTATCAACTCCCGGACATTCAAAATCAACGGCTTCCGCATCGCAGTGTTGACTGTTGACTGAACTACCAATAGCTTGAGATAACTCTGGAGATCTATAACACGAGGTCACTACTACAGGACCGAAGTGATCTCTGACGGGTTGTAAAATATTATCACAAAGTAATTTTAATTTTGCTATTTGATCTGAGTTAGGATTATTATCTATGCCCTTACGGACAGCAGTGTCTGATTTGATTAACTCTTGAAGATTAAAATTACGAGATAGATTCATGAAAAAATTATATTTAAGTTATATCTTAGACCATCAGTTGGTCCACAACCAAAGTGTATTTGATTACTTTTAAAAAGTAAAGCTTCCGATTCATTACTTATAAATTTTTCTTCTTGTATTTTTGTATAGCCATCATTTGTATTTAAATTATATAATATACTATAAAAGTTATCATTGCTATAATCAGTGTGTGGCTTACCCATAGATAATGGATGATAAAAATTATAATTTACCCTTTTTAGTTTATTAAAAGTCATTGATAATTCATCACAAATTTTGTTAGCTATTATAAAAGCAAACATATTTAATGTTTGATGATTAGGATGAGCTATTACTTCTTCATTAAAAGTTTGTAAAGCCAATCCTTGATCTTTGTTAAAATTGTTATCTTCTTCTTTTTCATCATAACCAAAATACCAACCTGGAGTATTTTGTAGTATTTTAATTATTTCTTTATTTGCTTTAGAAGGTAGAATTTTTTTAATTTTAGTAACCATTAATAATTAAGTAGCCTAAAATCTTTATAATAATAATTTTCAACATATTGTTTTTGTTTATTAGTTAAATTTATTTCAAAAACTTCTGAAAAAGATCTTGCATCAAATGTTTCTAATTTTAAATTAAAATTATTATTTATCCATTCAACAAACTTAGCGCCTAAACCATTTTCATATTTATAAATTTTAACGTCATAATTTAAAAAATTTATTTGAGGCGTATACCAATTATCATCATCATTAAAAATTAAATTATTTAAATAAAGGTTTAAATTTTCTTGACTACTAAGCATAGTGTCGATTGTATCTTTATTTAATTTTACATCAGAGTTTATAGCACTTAAAAATCTTGTAATTGGGTCTCTTATTACAGCAAATTTTGTACATTTTAAAAAATTTAAATAAACTTCATAATCTGGATAAGTTAGATGACCTATTTCTTTGTTTTTCCATTTTGTATTAAAGGCATCAAGAGAAACTTCGTGTTCATTAATTTTGAATAAATTGGTTATATATCTTCCACCCGTTCTTGGAACATGCACAAAGTATACATTTTTATTTATTAGCATTACTTACCTCTAACAGAATCGATGAAATTGTAAACCCTTCCGAATTGCTTATCAATAGACATCAAATCAGATTGGATCATGGCTACTATTAACTGAAGTTCTATGAGTGTGACCAATGTCCAGGTAGCTAAACCCATAAGGATAGTACCAAGTAATGCAATTAATGCTGTATTAGTTTTTCGGTTCATATTGGTGCTACAATCATTGTTAATGCAATAAAAGCTATAACCAATACACCTGTAAAATAATAATTCATCCGGGCACACTCCATTATTGACACGATAAACACTCCTCGTATTCAATTTCTTTTACTTCATGCTGGCATTTTTTACATTCACACAAATCCATTAATGGTGTGTAGTGTTCAGAATCTATTTTATCTTCACTACAATGACACCCATGGCCGCAAGTTTTACACTTTACCATCATGTTACTTCTTCTTTTTGTTAAAAAAATTAGATATTTTAGCTACAGTGTTGTCACAAAACTCTAGAAATTTTATAATGTATTTGTCAATCATGGTTTTAATAAATGTTGCCCCTAAAATTAAAAAAAATAATAAACCTAGTATAACATACATAAGGATGTCTAAAAACATCCAGTATGTTTTTTCTAGCACTTCCATCTTCTTCTAGCTTGTCTTAGTCTAGAATTAGGATCTCTTGCTGCTTTTGGAAACTGCTTCATTTGTCCAGCACTTCTTGCACAGTATGATTTTCTACGTTTAGCAGCTTTACTGCCTTTTTTAACTTTACCTGTAACTGCTGTCTTTAATTTTGATCCGGGATTTAATTTTCTGTAAGCTTTAACACCTTTACGGGTCATTCCTGCACCAGATTTAGTGCTACGATAGTTTTTCTTATTACGTTTAGGCATTCCACCTTTTGCAAAAGAATCTATGTCTATTTCGCCTATTTCTAAACCTAGATCAGCGTAATAATCCATGTTACGTAAAAGTTATAGAAACGTTTGGACAGTTAGTTACTGTAACGTGAATACCATCTTCAAAAACAATACCATTTCCTGGAACATAAACAGATAAACCATCTACACCAAATCCATAAGTAGCTATTGTAGAACCAGAAGCTCCACCACTTTTAAAAACTAATAATGCTGATGCAATACCTTCTCCTTGAATAGAAGTTAGTCTAACTCTACCGCCTGTTGCAACTAGTTGTGCTGTAGCAGTTGCATGAGCATTACCTTGATCTGATGAAAAACTTGAACCACCCATTATCCGTTACTCGTTGTTAAGTTAGGGCCAGAATATTTATCTGTTAATAATGTGTAAGCTTCAATATTTGTTGAAGTTTTAACAAATATTCCTTTTGGAAATAAAATACCATCGTCTGGAAAAGAAAAGTTAATCACATCGCCAGTTGGACAGTCTGCAATAAATAATGTATCCCCAGTATTTGAAGTGGTAGTTAATTCTAAAAGACCTGCTCCAACACCATCGTTAGCAACAATAATTCCTTTTAACCTTATTGGTTGTGAAATTACGGCAGTCCCTGTGTTTCCTGCTGTTGATCTTGTAGCTTGTATATCGCCTTTAAACATAATTCTCCTAGTTCATGGCTCCCGAAGGAGCCACTAATTATTTATTAAGCTATTGTAACACCTCTGTCTGCAGAAAGAATCCAACCTATAGAGCTATTCCATACTAAAGTAGCTGTTTCAGCCACTGCATCGAAAGCTAAAGTTGTTCCACTTGCAAAAGTGGCTGGAGTAACAGTTGCAGTTCCGCCACCATCAACAACCATAGTAATGATTTTGATTTGGCCTGAAGTTGTTCCATCAGCTAAAGTAACTGCAGCAGCACCTGCGGCTGTTGTAAGTTCTGTAACTAAGTTTGTAAGATCAACTGCACCTGCACCAGATAATGATTGAACACCACCTGTAATAGTTGCTCCGTAAGATGCGTTTACTGAAACTGCACCTGTTGTTTCGTTTTTTGTAATTGATTCAAAGCCATTTTCGGATCTAACCGGGCCTGAAAAAGTTGTGTTTGCCATAATAGTTTCTCCTGTATAGCGGTTATACTATGTAGTCTCTATACCGTCTGCTTAGTCAGTCTACATAATAATTTATTCTAAGTGTTTATATTATACACACAAATACTATATTAAACAATCTCCAGCCAAAATAACTCTATTTTGTAAATGTTTACCTAATTCTGGAGTGTGCTCATATTTTGAATTCCATGCATATAAAATATTTTTTTTAGGTTTTAAAGTAATTATATTTTGGTTTACTTTAAATAATGTTCCTAATTCCGTGTCTGATAAGTATATAATAAATGAAAGCTCTTCTTTAGATTCACCTCTGTAATGATTGTGCCACTCATAACTATCTAGAATTGAATCTTTTTTTTGATAATAAGCCCACATTCTTATTTTTAAATGAATTTTTTTTTGATAATGGTTAAAAATAATTGAAGCTATTTTTTCTGCTATTAGATAAAAATCTTTGTCTTTCCATAACTCGGAATCACTTTGAAAAAGGGGGTGTGTGCAATTTTTTTTATCACAACAAGGATATTTTTTAAGATATTCTATTGCTTTAGTTTCAAAATCTTTTTTATTTAAAACTTCACTAAAATCAAATTCTTTAAATATAGACATTTAATTATCCTTAACAAAATCTATGGCCAGTGTAATTCTTGGGCTTTTGCAAAAATCTACACCATGTTCTATTTTTGAATCAAATAATAGAACTAATCCTTCTTCTTCTTTAACTTTAAGAATACCAGGATTTAAATTAAAATATAAAGGATTTGTGTCATCTGTTTTTATAAAAATAATACTACTTATGTGTTCTGGTTGATGAGAGTGAGCATCGGCATAGTGACCAATATTATAATAATTAGCCCACCAACAAGATGGTTTATATTTTGATTTTGTGAGCTCAAATAATTTATTAGAAAGTTGTTTTTTTAAAATATCAAAAAATAAATAGTTTGGAAAAAAACCTGACGTTAATGCTTTAACATTATTTAAATCTTTTTTCCAATTTTTTTTAAGACCTAATATTTCTGTTTTGATTGTTTCTTTAAAATTATTGTTTATTTTAAATGAACTCAAGAACATTGTGGTTTCTTAACATAAAAAAAGGGGCAATGCAAATTAATGCACCACCCCTTTTAAGTAATACCGCTAGGTATTTAATCTAAACGATTATTAGCTTGTAGGTAAGTTTCCATTACCAAACACGGCTCTAGGGTCAGACCAACCGAAGCTGTATCTTTCTCTAGCTTTAAATCTTACGTTACCAGTATCGAAGTCGCCTTCCATAGCAGTTTTGATAGGTGATCTAACGAAATGTTTAAATCCGTTAGGCGTATCAGTAAGAATAAAGAATGAATCAGTGTCAGATAAGAAGTTATTAACTCTGTATCCTTCAGGAATCATTCCCATGTTAACCATTGCATTGATATCATTATCAGCAGTGCCGACTCTTTGAGGTGATTTCATTAGTCTTTCAGCAGTAAATTGTAATTCTTTTGGAATTATCATTTTAGTACCGTTAAGAGCAACTTTTAGTCCTCTTTCGTCAACAAAACCTGCAATGTCAATCAAAGATTGCTCAAGCGATGTTTCATTCAAATCAGCAGCAACAGCTAGTACGTTTGAGAACGTTCCACCAGTTGCTAACGGATGCGCAGCATTAACCAAAGACACACCATCACCACCGATAGCAGTAGTAATTTGTCCATTGTTTAAAACAGCAGCCGCTTTGACTTGTTTTGTGTTAGACATAGATCTTGCAAGTGCTCTAGTATATCTAGCTGCAAGTCTGTCGTACAGATTGTCTTCAATAGCTTCTTCTGTAATAGAGAATGCTAATGCGATTGTATCGTGTGTGTATCTAGCTGTAAAAGTCTCTTGAGCTTGATCGAACACTACTCCAGCACCTTCTTGTTTAACTGGTGCTGAACCGAAACCGCTTAACATTACTTCTTCTTCAAAAGCTCTGTCAGACGCCTCAGCAGGGAAAATTTCCGCATGCTGATTTTCGTATCTGTTGTATTCCAGGCCGAATAGTGCATTCAATCCTGGCTCTAGTTCTTTAACTAGTTGTGATCGTGATATAGCCATAATTTATTCTCCTATTATAGTCCTGTGCCACTTCTGTAGAAGTGATTGTTGATTCTAACTAAAATATTCGCGTTAGCTGAACTAGTATCTGAGTTATCAGGGTCTTGCGAAATATCTATTGCTTGTACAATAAATGTTGCATTAGTTCCTGATTCAGAAACATCAAGTTGCTGTTCCGAATTTCCAGTTTTAGTATTTCCACTAACTGCTGTTAGTGAGTAGTTTTGAAACAGATCCGCTCTTGCGAACGTTGCATCAGCATCAACTAAAAATACTGCGTCAGGGTCATCAACAACGAAAGCTGTAATATCAGCTGTTGCAACTGAACCTGGGTAGTAGTTTGAGAAGGTCGGCTTTTGCGTAGTAGGATCTGTGTAAAAACATCCATTGAAAACACCCACAACAGCTGTTGAAGTATTACCAGGGTATCTTTCAATATTTCCACCAGTAACTGGAATTACCATGTCACCTTGAAATATTGCTGTACCGTAGTTACTTGCAATAGTGTATCTGTTTTGAGCGCCAACAAGTGGTGTACCGTCTAGTTTTCTGTAGGGTCTAAGACCGAACTTTTCTAATTGGTTTGACATTTGTTTTTTCTCCTATTATGTTTATTTATATTAGCCGCCTTAGGTAGTTATCGTTAAGAAATTATTTCTTAGAATTACCGCCAAAGGTCACTCGAGATTGCCTATCAATATTGATTGGCATCCCTGGTTGTTGCTCCCTCATAAGATCATTATCGACTGCGGTCATTTGGTCTTGAGTAATTTTATTAAAATACTCAGCGCGCGATTTTAAAATCTCTTCCGGTATCCTTGCCAACACAAGGCCTCCAATTCCAATGCATCCATCGTATTGACCTGATTTAATTACAGGATATTGGCCTAAGCTTGGGTTCGAAAGAATCTCATCTGCTCTTACAAATTCCCAACCTTCTCTGAGTTTTTTAGTTACGTTAGCCGTATCCTCAAACCCAGTCACAGATGTTCTTATCCATCTATGAGCGTATCCCTGCGGTGCAGGTGGTGCATCCAAACTTGATGGTGGAGCCCAAGCAGTTTTTTTCATAGTTTCTTTTCTGCTTTCTGACTCGCGTGAGGTTCTTTTTATAGTATTATCCATTTGCATTCTCCTTCACGTATTTTGCGTATTCCTCTAGTGGCACCCCTAATTTTTTAGCGATAGCTATTTGTGAACGAGTGAGTTTCACTGATCGGCGTCCGTTTTGGTTTCGTTGAGCAGAGGCCACAGTTTGAACGATTTTCTTTGGCTCCTGACGATTAAACTTATGAGGGAAATTATCCTTCATTGTTTTATCAATTTCATTATAATACTCCTGACTCTCTACGTCAAACCCCTGGTCTATAAGATCTTGGTGAATTTGAAACGCAGCACTTGTCATAATCTTATCTGACCCAAACCATTCATTACTTTCAGCCCAATTTTGAGCCTTTCTAGATGGTTCTGGATAAGTAGGATTTTGAGGTGGTGGAGTAGTTTGTTGAGTTTCAGCTCTAGTAATTTCTGTTTGCCTAGCTGCTTCTCTTTCATCTTCTTCGACTGCAGTCATTTTAGCTTTTTCTGCTTCAATGGCTAACTTGGCTACTAAAGAATTTGCATCAGCAATTTTATCTGCATCTTGATCAACAATTGCATCTTTTAAAGATTGCCTTGCTTTCTCTTGTTCTGCAGCTACTCTAGCTGAGTATTGTTCAACATAACTTTTACTAGTTTTAGTATATTTAGTTTCAGATACATCTAATTTAGATTTAAGAGATTTTGCATAATCTAATGCTGCTCTTTCTCTTCTTTCAGACTCTCTGATTTTAAAAGTTAGTTTATCAATTCTTTTTTTAACTTTATCTGAAACATCGGATAAATCATCAACCTTAGTTTCTTTTTTATCTTCTTTTTCTTCAACTGAAATACCTTCGATTCCTGCAGTTTTAGGTTCTGTATATCCTAAATCAACTTCTTCTCTAGGTTCACTTTCATCTGATTCAACTTCTGATTGTTTTTCAACTTCAATCGACTGTTCTTGGATACCATCGGTATCTAGTTCTACCTCTTTGGAGGTATCATTATCTTTTTGATAATCACTTTTTTCTAACATTTGTAGCTCCTGTTTTTGCGTATGTATTAATATTGATGATGTATATCCTCTGGATCGTTGATCTTAGCAATAATTTCATCATCATTTAGAAGACGAACTTCTCCGCCATCTATCTTAAATCTAGATCCTGCATATCTTCCGAAAATTACCCAGTCACCTTTTTCACACCAAGGTCCTTCTGGAAATTTAACTTTATCTTTGTAGGCTAGATCACCAACTTTCAATACGAATGCACATACGGTTGTCATCTGTATTGTTTCGCTAGTTGTTTCTGTTAATAGAATTCCACCTTTAGTTTTTTTAGGTCCTGCGTAAGGCAATACTAAAAGTCTCCAACCTGTTGGAGTAGGTAGTTTTTCTAAAAGAGGTTTATTGTTAGATACTTCATCAGCATCTAATCTTGTTTCTTGGACTTCTTCTTTTGTCTTATAAGCATCAAGTAATGCTGTTTTAACCTTCGGGGTCTCTCCCGAAGTTGTTAAGTTCTCCGTCATTTAGTCGCTCCTGTTTAAGCTGCAGGTCTTTAAGATCCTGAAGCAAAGACTCTAGGCCTTTGATTTGCCCTCTAATATAGTTAAGTTGTTCTAGGTTGTCAACCTGGTGCACTATAGTGTCTTTTAGCGACTCAATTCTTTTATTGGCAACTCTACGAACTACTCCGTAATCAAGACCAATTGTGTCAGTGTCATCTATCATAAATAGATTTAATTTTTCCTTGAGCTTGTAGTTTTTTAAGATCACCTTTAGTTAACTTAGAATAATCAACAGTAACTTCTTTATCTAATAACAAAGGTTCTTGTCTTTTAGGTGTAAATAATTTTTTAATCCAATTCCACATATTATTTTCTCTTTATCAGATCGGTTGCTTTAAGTCCATAGACACTCGCAATAACACCAACAAAAATTGTTTGATACCAAAAAGGCAGGTTTCCAAAATGAAAAAAGAATAATTCCATTTTTTCCATATGTACAGGATTATCTGACCATACTGACCATCCCAACATTACGATTGGAATTGACAGCAAAACCAAAATAAATTCGTCTTTCCAGTCTGATTGTCTAGCTTCTAGTAATTTTCCAGAATACTCTAATTCTCCAGTACTCATTTTCTGAGCATGTTTCATAGCAGCATCTGACATAAGCATTTTCGTCTGTTGCTTATTTTTGTAAATATGAGTACCAGCATTCATTGCTAGTTTAATTGCACTTAACCACATTATTTTGCTCCTTTATTTTTTATGAGCACTATTTTTCATAATGCTGCCATCAGGCATTTTATGATAACCTGCTTTTACTTTTACTTCTTTTTTACTTCCCATATTTAAACCTTGTGGGTTTGGACCACGTTTAGGTGGTGGCCCAAATTTCTTGCCAGAAACTTTATGGGGCTTATCCTTAAACATTATTTTTTTATGTGTTTACCATACTTGGCTTTAGTCATTTTTCCACCTTTATTAAAAAATCTTCTTGCCATTGCTGCGGGAGATAATAATTCAGGTCCTTTAGCACCTTTATCTTTTGCTTTTTTCATAGCCAATATTCCTAAAGCAGCTTTAGTCATTTTACCAGGCATCAAAGATTGATCTTCTAAACCCATTCCAGATGTTCTAGCAGCACCATAACCTTGCATCATGCCACCGGACATTGCTTTAGTAGGTTTTGGTTTTGGTTTAACTGAATTAATAACAGGATGTTGTAAATATCCTTTTCCTAAATTAGCGTATGCTGCATCTAATCCTAATTTCTTACCCATTTTTAGCTCCTTTGTTTTTTATATTCATTTTTTCTCTAGCAACTTCCAATCTTTCATCAGATTGTTCGTCATTTACTTCTAATTTTACTTTATCAAAATCCAGTCTGTCTTCAAACTGTTCATCTTGATTATTAATTCTTAAAGCATCCGTTTCTGCTCTTCTTTGCATATCCATTGCTCTAAGATCTAGCTCTCTCTGTTTTAACATAATTAGAGGGTCTTGTTTAGCCCCGTCTTGCTGTGATTCAGCTTGAGCTAACTCAGAAGTTATTTGTGCAATACGTTTAGCTACTTCAGAATCCATCATTACTTGAAATTGTTGTGGATTTTGTTGTGCCATCATCATCATTTGCTGATCTTGTTGCATCATAGCCATTACTTCCTTCTGTGCTTTAAAAGAAACGTGTTGAGATATGTGTCCTTGTAGTAAAGCATACACTGGAGGGTTAATTTGTACCATTCTAGTTCTTAGAAACGCTGAATGGGCTGCTATATGGGCATCATGGTCTTGTTCTGGGAACGCTTGAGCTATTTTCATCTGTAAAGCCTCTGCATTTTCTATCGCAGGGTCTTTTGGAAAAGGTTTAACCTCTGGTTTTAGTAATTCTGGTATTTGTTTTGTTCCTAAGGCTTCATAAACACGAGTATAAGCTTCATGTAGGTTATGAAGTTGTGGATTTGTTTGTGCAATTTGCAATTGAGTCTGTGCTAACGTCACTCTTTGTGCCATTGAGAATATATTTGGATCTGCAACAGGTAAAACATCTACTCTTGCATCAAAATCTACTGATTTAATTATTCTATCTGCACCATAAACTGCATAAGGGTATTCAGGTGGCAGGTATTCTGCAATAACTTTTGATAAAAGTTTAAATTCTTGTCTCATTGCATAGTAACAACGCTTATGAATAGCACTCATTACTCTGCTGCCTCTTTCCATTAAAGCAATTGTAGTTCCAACAGCAGCATTTTGATTACCTTCTCCAACAGCTGTGTCTGTAGTTAATGCAAATCTTCTTCCTGCATCTACACAAAAGCCCATAAGGTTAAATAAAGTTTGCGAAGGTTCTTTGAAAGGTAGTAATTGAAACTGATCTCTAATGTTTCCACCCGGTGCATCTACATCTCTAAACTCTCCTGGTTGAATAGGTTGGTCATCGTCTCTAACTTTCATTCCTCTAGATTTAAATCCAGCAGGTAAGTTAGATAAAGTTCCTGCATCTAATAATTGTCTTAAAGCAGCAGTTGCTGTTCGTGACAGGCCACCGATCATATGAATTAAACCGAAACCATAAAAACCTAAACCTGGTAAAAATTTAAAGTGAGTGAAGTAATCTTTTCTAACAAACTTATTGTCACCTTCTACGTAATTTCTATAAATAGATAAAACTTCTCTAGACGATTCTTCTATAGTTACAATGTAAGGAATTTTAATTCCAAGTGAATCTTCTTGATTGTCTGAAATGTAATCCGATAAATCTAAATCTACATGAAGCTCTAAAATAGAATACATCATGTCATCTGTCTCTGTCTTTTTAGTTCCTTCTAGAGAACGATACTTATCTTTAATTGTGTCGTCTTTTGTTTGAGGCTTCATTAGCTCTACTTCTCTGTAGAAACCCGAAGCCATCTTTTTTAATAAATCGTTTTCTGATTGTCTTATTACATGAGTAATTCTTGGAGCCTCTTTTAAATCTGTTGCGTAATAAGGAACTACTAAATCTTCTGCAGGTACAAATTTAGATACTGCTCTTTCTAACATTGCATCGTAATAAACTTTTTTAAAAGTAGATCCTGCAAGTGGAAGATAGAATAACATCTGGTCAAACTCTGGAGTATATTCCTCCATTTTTTCCATGATCATATAGTTCATGAAATCTTTAACTCTGTTTGCTTGCTCTGTAGTCTCGTCAGTTTTTAATCCAAGAACTTGAGTCTTAACTGGACCATCGCTTGGTAATAATTCTTTGTATGCTTGTGCTTGGAATTGGGTTACTGCTTCTGCAAGAAGGGGGTGAGTAACACCGGCCGCTCCTCTAAAAGGTCTGTTCTGTTCTACGTATTTAAAACCTAAAAGATCTAAACCTTTTAAATAACCATCTTCCCAATCTTTTCTTGACTCTTTGTCTTTCTGGTAATCGGAAATAAGATCTGAAGATAATTGATTAAGGACTCTCTCATCCATGTCTTCTGCAATGTTGGCATAGAAATCCTGTTCAGCAGCTTCTTCTACTGCATCTTCCGGATCTTCAAATGTTACTGTCGCTTCTTCTTCAACGTCAATTTCTTCTTCGTTGTCGATAGGATTGTTGTCCTCAATAGCCATAAATTATTATGTTATCTTAGTTGCTTTATTTCTGCCGTTTTTGCATTTAGCTGTAACGTAAACACCATCTTTAGCTTTAATCATTTTACCGTACATAGCTCCGCCTGAATAACCATCTCCAAAAGCACCTGTATATTGATAAGTTTGTTTTTTTCCAGTAGGTCCTGCTAATGTTCCACCTCTATCAGAGGTAGCATTTTTTCCTGGACCCATGTTTAGTATTTTTTGAAATAAACTTTTTTTCTTAATGCTATTTTTCATATTGTAGTCATTAAGATCTTTTCCACCAGTAATCATAGAAGAAGCAGATTTGCCGTCTTCAGTTGATGCTAGTAAAGCTTTTTCTTTTGCACCCATAAGCTTGCTTGCACCATACATTGCAGCACCAGCCATAAGAGCTTTTTTAATTTTCTTATTCATAATATATCTCCTTATAGTATATTTTTACGATTGTAAACCAATTGAGCGAATAAATCTACAATATCGATCTAAAAATGTTAGTAGTATCTACTAAACCACCCATATTCATATAAGCCTTTTGAGGCAATAAGAACTTCTTTAATACATTGCTGTCTGCAATCAAAGTTGGAACCATCTCATAATTAGCCGGATCATCTGGACCCATTTGTTTAACAACTAAGTTCCCCCTAACTGATCCTGCGTTAGAGTAAGCTCTTAAAATTCTGTCAGCTTCAGCTTGTGTATTTGCTGCTCCTACATGATTATCAAAGATATAGTCATTGTCTATTTTTCTATTGTAAATAGCTCTATCGCTCTCTACTGCCATTCTATAGCTAGAACTATTACTAGTACTTATCTCATCGATAATTTTAAATTCTTTTAAAGGATTAGATTTAGGCATAGGAAACATTTCAAACTTAGCTCCATATTGACTGGCTTGTTTTCTTAAAGACTCATTCAAAGAAGAATAATTATTTAATTTTTTCATCTGTCCATCTGCTTTATTAAAAATAGCAGCTTTACCATTTTGCAATCCATAGTTTATTTCATTTCCAAATTTTTCAACATCAAACATTTTTATATTCTGGTTCATACTTGAAGGTACAATAGAGATCGCATTAATATCTCTTTCAGCCATTGAACGAAGTAAGTTCTTAACAACCACATCATTATATGATCTAGAGAAAGGACCTCCTGTTGTACTATCAACAGAACCTTGTTTAACTAATTGAGCTAAAGCACCTCTATCCAATTCATCTATTTTATATTTCAATCTATCTGCTTGTTGTAATTGAGTTCTAGTTAAACCCATACGTCCTCTTCCAAGTTCTTGATAAGGAGCTAACTGATCTACTAGTTTTTTTCTTTCTGTTTGTAACATTTTAATGTTACCATCTTGGTTAAAAGGACTTACTTTATTTTTAAAATATTTATCTCTAGTGCTAGAGTCGGATGAAAATTGTGGGGAGTGTAGATCTGATTGAACTTCAGATACTCTTATATGTCTTTTACCAACTCCTATTTTAGGATTAGGTAAGTCATCATATCTTGCAAACGCAAGTTCTCTTTTTGAACTACCTAAATAGTGTGGACTACCTTCTACATATTTAAATTTACGTGAATTGATATTAGGCATAGGGCCATCATAGTAAATAACATCCTCAGTAAAATTTTCTCCTCCATCTAAGTGATAACTTCTCTGACCTTTATGTTTTGGATACATGTTATACAAGTCCTGCTCACCTTGAATCATTGGAGGTTTAGCAGAGGATGCATTATACTTTCCAACCGCTTGATTGTATTTAATTAATAAGTTTGAGAACTTAGACCTATCTGCTTCCGCAGCTTCCGTTCCTGCTTGTCTCAAAGAAGTCTGTACCATAGTAATATCGTCTGAACTAATTGGACCTGAAGTATTCATAGCTGTTCTAATATTAGAATTAACTACTCCTGGAAACTCACTCATATTAATTCCAGTAGTTCTTGCAAGATCATCTCCTTCTGCTGCAATAGTAGCAAAGTCTGCTACTGGATCTTTACCTGCAGTTAGTCTTAATGTTTTAATGTTAGCAAGTGGCGATTGTCTAATCATTTTTAAAACAGATTCCCTATCTATTTCAAGTCCTTGATCTTTAGCTGTTTTTAAAAAACCAGAAATAGGTTGACCTGATTTATCAAAGTTAATTAAGTTTAAATCAGATAATTCTTCTGGACTTACTTTTCTAGATACTCCTTGTAAAGGTCCACCAGGATAAGTTAAATCTCCTCTGTTCGCATCTTTAAACCATTGAATCCATTTATCTGCTGGAGCTTTATCAAAGTTTGCCTCAAGCGCTCTGTCATAAGTTGATGAACCAAATATTCTTCCACCGGGTTGTAGAGGTGCTCCAAAGTTAAGAGGTCTATCTAATACTTCTCCAAATCTAGATCGTCCTATAACTGCTAATTCTGTTTTAGGAGTTTGAACAATTAAGTCTGTTGCTTGTCCAGTGGCCGTTGGTACTGGACCATTGCCTACTGGTTTGTTAGGTAAGTAATCTACTTTAGCTGCAGGCTTGCTCATCTGCCTTAAATAATTTCTAACACCAGGCATTCTTTTACCAAGTGCAGTTGCTCCTACGATTGTAGCACCGAGTGCTGCTAGTCCTCCAAGTGCTGAGGGTTCTTTCTCATCATAAGGAGTTTCAACGACCACCGGACTATTCTCTAACGGAGGAAGACTTCCTTGTTGGATAGATTCAATAAAGCTTTGTGGTTGTTTTATTTGGGACATTATATTAAACCACCCTTACGTTCTTTTCTTACTTCTCTAGTTAATTTTCTATCGACTTTCAATCTTTTTAATGCACTCTTAGGTACAATAATTCTACCGAGTCTGCCCTGCCTTTGTGATGGATATGAAAATGGATTTCTTTTAGGTGCAAATTTTTCAAACAATCTTCTACCCACAGCAGTTTCCCTAGCTGTTAGTTTACCTCTTAACATTAATCTATCTTTCTTAGGAACGGTTTTAACTCCCCAGGTTGCCGTTGGGTCAGTATTTGTTTTAGCAAAACTTTTAGCGGCTTCAACCCTAACTTTATCTGCTTTTTTTGTTTTAGCTCTTTCAAAAAAATATCTTCCTTGGTACTTATCATTTAATATATTCCCAGGAGCAGAAGATACGCTTTTTGATTTACTTGTACCTCTAATTACATCCGCACCTTTTTTAAGTAGTCGTAACTTTTTGTAACCTTTAATAGCAATGTTTACAATAGGTATTATAGCCATTAGAAGACTCCTGTAAATTTAGTTCCTTTAATAGCTATGCCGCCACCTTGTGAGAATTTTTTTTTAAATTTAATACCCAAAAAGTTTTTACCTAATTCAAGTTGAGTCTCACCTTTTGTGGGATCAATTACCATATTAGATTCTTTATCAAGTTTAGTTTTTGACTTGGTTACTTTTAATCTAAGATCTCCATCAGCAGGTTCTGTGAATAATTTTTTAAGATCACTTTCACCAATAGTTTTTTGGTTTTGAAAACTATTTTTATTATCAAAATTAAAACCTACACCAAAGCTATATTTATTTTTTGTTTTATCAACCACTAGTAGACTCCTTGAAAGCCTGTACCTTTAATAGCAATCCCTACTCCTTGAGTAACTGCTTCGCCACCATGAGTCATTCCTTTAGCTTCAACTGCTCTAGTTTCTTTTAAATTTTGTCTGTCTTCATCATCAGCTGCTTTTCTTGCAGCAAAAGGATCTTTGTAAACTTTTTCTTTTTTTGTTTTTTTTGACATTTTAATCTCCTATTTATGCATAATATTTATATTCGCCTGGTATACTCATAGGCTCGGGCTCATCCATATATGTAGCTACAAAATTACCTTGTCTGTATCTTAACATAGCTTGGGTGGTGCTGTCGACATAATCATCAAATTGGCCATATGGAAAGGCAGCGCATTCCTCAATGACTTCCTCTGCAAATCTCTCGCCATGAGGATAATAGACATTCCCTGATTCAAATATAGGGGCTACAGCATTAACTCTAGAATGCTTATCGTTTCCTCTAGTTGGAGTAAAATCTAGTACAGGAATACCTGCACGTCTAAGTTCTTGGATTAAAGATTGACCACTAGCCTTAGCCTCTACAATAATAGATTCTGGTTCCCAATATTTATAAGCCTCCATAGCTACTGCTTTTAGTTCTGGAAAATCCCAACGACCTTTTTCTGCATCTAATAAAATTAAACAGTTCTCGTCTGGAGTAGGTTCAAAGACTCCCCAAGTAGTAATAGCAGAATAGTCAGCAGTTTCCTTTTTTGAAAAAGCAGTATCATAACTTTGAATAATATGTTTTAGTTTAGGCACTTGCCCTTTCCAAGGTTGCCACCATTCTCTTTTTAATATAGCTCCCTCTTCTGCGACTGGGTCCTGCATATATTGTGCGTTCCAGTTTCTTGGGGCAATAGATGCTTTTACTTTATCTAATTCTTCTTTGTTCCAATACTCTGGCCATACAGGTTCACCACTTTCTAGGATCGCAGGAAATTCAATTAGGTTCCACTGATCTGATTTTAATTCTGATTGATTTTTTAATAGTCTACCGGTTAAGTCATCTTGAGCCCAACGAGTCATTACAAGAAGAATGGATCCTCCTGGTTGCAAACGCTGTCTGGGTCCCGAAGAATACCAGTCATAAGTTCTTTCCATAGCAGAGTCAGATAAAGAATCTTGCTCTGTATGGGGGTCATCTATAATAAGCAAATCGGCCCCTCGACCTGTGATAGATCCGCCAACACCCGCTGCAAAGTACTCACCACCATGGTTAGTCTCCCACCTGCCTTTTGCTTTTGAGTCTTCTCGAAGTTTAACATCTCCGAAGATCTGTTTGTACTCTTGGCTATCAATTAAATTACGCACCTTGCTACCGAACCTTCCAGAAAGTTCAGCGTTGTGAGATACCTGCATTATCTTCATCTTAGGGTATTTACCAATCATCCAAGCTGGGAATAGATAAGATGCAAACTCTGATTTTGTATGACGTGGTGGCATATTTACAATGAGCCTTCCGCCTTTTTCATTTGAAATTTTTGTTAATTCAGACGCTATATGTTGATGGTGGCCCCATTTTTTTGGGTCCCTTTCCTTTCTACAAATAAAATCTGGCCAAACGGATTGAACAAAATATAAAAAATTGTCTTGGCATAATTTAATATGTTCAATAAAAACTTTTTCTACTTTATCCCGTAATTGATCGGTTGTTAGTAATTCGTGTGACATAAGTATTTCATAGTTTATACCTGTATGTAATAGGTTGTAAAGGGCTACGCTGGTAAAAGCTAGGGCTATCTAACGTGGTCGGGGGGTGGTTTGGGTAGGTTTGAGTTTGGGTTTGGGCTTGGTACCTCTATCGGTACTGAGTAGGGTAGCCTAGCCCGTAAGGGCTAGGCGTGGCGTCTGTTAGTTCTTATCCTTATCGTCTATACCTTTACCATATAGTAGGTTAAGCACATCACCCATTTTAGCGAATATCCTAGTTCGGAAATCATCAACCAATGGATTGCCATTGTTAATCAATATGAACTCTTCAACTGCACTCTCCATGAACTTATATAATATTTCATAGTTTAAAGACTTCATCTTGTCGTCTTTAAGTAGTGAGTGAACTCTATTCACATCTATATCTTTGGTCATTGTTTCACTCAACATTTGAGTGAATAACTTTGATGGCAAGTTGTCGTTATTGTCTGGCATTATTTATTCCCTTTCTTTATTTTCTCTAATGTATCATTGAAAGGCTTGAACTCAAGGGTTTCTATTTGTTTATAGAAGCCATTAACAAGCAACTGCAATTTATAATCGCCACACGTTTTAACGTGTTCAATAAATGATTTGCTATCAAATCGTCTTTGAGTTCGTTCAATCTTTTGAATGTATGAACTGTTATCAATGATATAAACATTTTGTTTAAGTCTATCAAAGATACCTTTAACGATTTCTTTAGTATCAGATTTTAACGTTTGATACTTGTTAAGTAAGTAAGCTTGATTGATGTATGCTTTAAGCACTCTAACATCTGCCTTGCTTACTGCTTGGCTTTTTGTTTTTTTTGCGTTTTGCATTGTGTCCTTTATTGTTT